CATATCTTTGTGGAATCCAGTAATATACACAATTCCTATGACAAATGCAAGTGACCAACTCTTGCTTGTCCAAGTCCTCCGCCCTCTAAGGAGTGGAGCTAGATTCTATATACCCTTTCTTTAGAGATTGTCTTCATCATCTTCGGATATTTCTTCAAACTTAATGAAGTAACCTTTCTCAAGATAGTCATCAATATCAATACCATGTTCAACAACTGTAGGATAATTGATGACAGCACCAGGTGAACCTGTTACAGCAGGCCCGGTAATAATAAAGCTGCTGTGGGATTGTAGCTCTTCCAATGTCTTTATTCGATTCCCTTTCTTTACCATTGTTCGAATCAGGGATCTTCGGAGATCATATATTTTATCCAGCTTTGCTTTGTGATCTCGAATACGACGACCTGTAATACGAATCTTAATGCTTAATTGAGCAGGTGTCATCTCAGGAATAGGTTCTTTCTCTTTGGTTTTACGATTATACCAAAGTTCACTTCTCTTGTATTCGGCTTCTTTCATAATTCTATTAATTTAAGACCTTTAATAAGACCTTGTTCCAATGCTTCTTCGTAAGTACCAATTTGTACTGCATTAGATATTCTTTGTGAGGGGGGACTTCCTGTAACGTAATAAGAGTAAGTTTGTTTACCATCACGCCTTATATAGTTAGGTTGTACCCATACATGAATATCATGTTCTTCTCTTAGCCACCGTTGTACTAGTGATTGAGTAAAAGCATAAACAATACGATCATTTAATAGATGACTCATTCTAAGTTTAGATCTTTGACCATTAACTATAGATGATCTCCATTGTGGTTCAGTAAAGATATCGCCTTCATCATCTCTTTCAACAAAACTTCCTTCCGGATGCTTGTAGTAGTCATGAGTAAGATACCCTGCCTTACGATAACTAGTGAACCGGAATCCCTTCTTCCTAGCCAGTAAAGCTGTTTCAAATGATATTAATTCTTCTTTCATGATTTCTTCTATTAATAAATAAGTAAAAGCAAGGGGATCTCTCCCCCTGCTTTCATGATTAAACTATCCTCCAGATGGACTATTTAGTCCTGAAATACGTTCTCACGTGTTTTAGTTGCGATAACAGCATCATCGACAGCACCTTCCAGTACCTCATGACCATTCCTGTTAAAGGTCTGCTTAATGAGGTTCTTAAAAGAAGCATCGGATGTGTTACCGAGAACAGCACAACTGTAGGTATCAACCTCACGCTCTTCACCAGTCTCCTCATTCACGATTGAATAAGGCTCGACTTCCCGAGTGATGATGTCGCCTTCTACGCGGTCACCTTCTTCAAGGGTATAAGCGAAATCAGGCTTGGCATCAGCATACTCGTTAGGCTTGAGTGCTTCGATCTCTTTCCCAAGATCCTTGGCAATACCAGCAACTTCCAAATAGCTATGTTTCCACGCATTAAATGCAGTACTTCGAGCTTTTGTCTTAACAATGTAAGACTCACCTGTTGCCTCGTCAGTAATTCTCTTACGAGATGGCTGACTAACCGATACGGTTACATAAGGCATTCCATTCTTATCGGTCTTTTCATCCGATATTCCAGTTACAATCAATAAACGACTTTCCATTTTTCTACGATTTTTTCCGTTAATACTTGTTTTAATTGGAGTATAGTTTACAGCACCTCTTCCACTTACTTCTGCGCTGCTATCATTTCTCTTACCTGGCTATAGGGTAGACCAGTAATCTTTTGAAGGCGCTTCTCTTTGGCAGATGGTTGTGTTTTACCATGTACCTCTTGAGCACCTCGCTTTGCACGTTTGACCATTCGTCTCCAAGCATCCTTTGGCATACCATAGATCTCCCTTGCACCACGTCTTTTATAAGTAGACGCTACACGAATAGCAAGTTTAAGCCGGGATGATTCGGAACACCGATTCAAATCCGCATTGGTATGTCCAGTAGGATCATCTTTAAAGGCTGATTTCTTCTTGGAGTGAATCATATCATTGAGCAATCGCTTTGACATTTGATTTCCACCAGTACGTAGCCTACCCTGTTGGAGCTTGTTGACAAATCCTCTTACGGTAGCAACCTCATCACATCTGGGGTCACGTACACGTCTGCTCATTTTACCACGCTTACGTTCAGTAGGTCGTGATTGGTTGTAGCCACCTTTAGCTTTTCTCTTCGCCATGTTCGAATGTTTCAATTATTTGATTAAACTCTTTTCCGTTAGTCTCATAGTCAAGACCACGCATCTCTGCAATCTTATCAATAAGACGCAAGGCATTAACAGTCGCCATTCTATGAGCATCCTCTGGAGGATACAAACCAAAGTGAGGCATCTGTAGATTCTTACTTATAAAAGCAAGAAGTTCCCGCGCTGTTATATCATCCATTACATTAATTCTTGACGATAAACACTCATTTGAAAACGATCTGGTTTAATACCAGCAGGATCATGTTCTGCACCGAATGATACAAATACATGGTCAATCGGATTGTGAAACGTGTACAAGTTTGCAATGTCAAACCTACTAATAAGATATCTATGAGGTTTTACACGTTTACACTCCTGACTACCACCTTTGGCAGCAATCTCACAACTCTTTAAGATCAAGCTGTATAGCTCCTCTTCACCAGTAACATACTGATAGCCATCTAAGAATGGCCCACCTTTGAAATAGTAATAGTTCCGGTGGTATCTTAAATAACCTTTAGTGTCTGGCATTGTCCACTCTACAAATATATAGTAGACGCCCTTAAAGCCTTCGCCTTCAGCATAACGACCATTAAATCTACGAGCTAGTCGTTTAGCTTTCTTGCGAACCTTATCACGGTGCATTCCCATCATCTTTATCTCCTTCTTAAAGGCATAGATAGGATTGAACCGCTTGTACTCAGCATCATCTTGGCCATACTTAATACGATCAACAAACTTTTGCCAACCATTTCTAGTATCACCAACACGAACGCCATCATCTGTCCCGCTTTCGTGGGGACTCACGTAAGCAGTGTTGACCATCATGATCAACACGCTTAATGTTAAGACAAATTTACGCATTGTATTTTAATTAAGTTCATATGTATCACTCTGTATTTTATACGGGCTTGTGACCGTCATTGGCTACATTACTACATATAATAAAAGAAGGGAGCAAGTTTCCTTGCCCCCCAACTTGGTTCCAGCCTATTTAAGGCTCCTCATCATCACCATTCAACTCTTTCTTAATCTCATCCTGCACTTCCTTAATCAGAGTAGCAAGATCATCGTCCACTTCCATCTGTCCCTTGTACTCCGCTATCTCGCTCTTATCAGCCTTTAAAGGGCTGGTACACTCATCATAATGTTCACAATCATGGCACTCTTCCGGAGTAGTTTCACCCAAATGTAGATGTTCCATTAAGTCTTTCATCTTGTCATTGAGTTCTCCCATGCTTTCGTTCATGAGTTCTTCCATGCGTTCGTGTCGCCTACTAGCAGCAGACTGTAACATTCTACCAATAGCCAGGCTTATATGAACAACGAATTGAGGAGTCACTTCAGTAACACCCTCTTTCATGGCAATATTTAAACCTTCTAATAGTAGATCAGAGATTCTACCATCATGAGGTGAATTACCTTCCACGATTTGCTCATGTACATCTAGTGACCATGCATCAAATGCAGGTGCATCAGCAAACTCTACAAAAAGATCGCCGATTGCTTCACCAAAAGTATCCGCATCTCGTAGGTTAATGAGAGTACCACCAATTACAGTAACATGTTTTGTTGCTAATTCATTTTTCTTTTCACTCATTGTTACAATGTTCAAAGTCATAAGTATAAGTTCCTTTATCAAAATCAAGAGGAGCTACCATTCCGACAGTCTCCCACTCAACAGCATCAGTTGAAAACTGAATCTCATAATAGTTCACATCAATCTGCTCTGCAACAGTAAATGTGAACAAATTACAATAACCACTACGTGTTACATCAACAGATATCCAAGTAACAGGCAACGCAAATGCTGTACATTTCGCATCCTCTGGAATAAGAGTATTATTATCGAAACGTATTTGCGTCTCAAGCTTGTAAGTTTTACCATTGATTGAAAGCCAAAACTTCCAGTTGTATGTTGGTTCGCTTGGAGCGTACAGCTCTGGTATCCAGATTATACCTGTATCAGGTTCTCGATAAGGAGATGTATAAATATCATCTTTATCGAAGACTGATCCTTCTGTCCAGAATGTGCCTACATTAAACTCATAGGTAGAGAACGGATTAGGATATCGCTTGGAAGATAATTCATTCTTGATTACTGTAATATCAGTAACATCACAATCATCATTCCAGATTAAGTTAAATCCAAACTTACCACCAAGAGCGTTAAGTGTTGTAGCACCAATTGGTCCATCATAGCATCTGTGTGTTTCAAGAGTGAAACAATCAGTTACTATTTTGTCAACTAGTTCTAGAACAGAATCTCCAGCAACACGCGCATTACGTAGGTTATACGTACTAATCGGTTGTATGTATGCGATAGGTGAATAACTAGTAGCACCATCAAAATCAATATTATGGCACGATAGTATCCTTCACCTACATATACTTCAACTTCTTCTTTGTCTGTTAGACAAGCTGGCATAATCAGCACAACTAGTGCCAATACAATCAGACTAATTTTGTGACCTACGAAGTGCATCAGTAAAATCTTTAGATTTGACAGGAAATACTTTGTCACCAAGCACCTCAAGAGCCTTTGTATGAAGCTCAAGAACCTTATGATGAGCATCTACTCGATCTATTATCAGCTTATCTGTTTCAGCAAGCTGTTCCAACACTGATAGAAGATGGTATTGAGTTACAAACTGTGACTTATCCTCACCGCCTATCATTGTCAGCAAGAACCATAGCATGGTTCCGAACATTACTGTAGCACCTGACAGCGTGAATACACTGCTATCGACTACAACACCGTACAAGGTAAGCCCAAAGCCTACCGTGAGTACACTTAGTACAATCAATTGAATCTTGTTCATTGTTTCATTAGTTAAGTATAAAATCGGTAAATTGTTGATCAACTTTAATTAAGTTCATCTTTAAGTGAACTAACAAGATTAACTCTCCACGCTGATTATAATAATCAGCATAAGCTAAGTCATCTTGTTGTTTAAAATGTACTCTCCAGCCACGTTTAAGTCTGAGACAAAAAACAAGTGGACAAGGTCGTAGATGACCTGTCCACTTCTTCCATCCACTTTCATCACCTTCTGCATACATTTCTTCTGCGGTTTCGATCACCCCAATTCCAGGGCAATATCTTTTCAGCAATCATTTGAGCACGAGTCTTGTACCAGTAAGGTGACTTGTCTCGTTTACGCTCAATCTTTCTTATCTCTCTTACACTCTTTGAACCACGTATCTTTACTTTCTTTGCAAAGAATGGATCGTGACCAGTGTAAGTAGGACATGAGTAAACACCACGACCAATTGTACCGCTTTTACCAAAGCGAGTTTGTTGACCAAAGGTGTAATTGAGGCATCCTGCTATCAATAAGATAGACAGGATGCTTAAAGCAATCAGGAATCGTTTCATTAGTTTATTTGTTTTAGTTAGACATTACCGGCCATACCAATCAGTATGCCCAAAATTATAATACCAATAATAATCAGCAAGTTGTGATCAAATTGGATACCATCATTCGTATGTTTCGGATCGCGTACAAGATCATACTCACGATCATAAACATTCCGCTTACCATCAATAAAATCAAGCTCTTGAAAATGAGCTTTATTTTCAGCATGATAAGGATCATCAGGATCATCTAAAGGGGGAGCATGACACTCGTCCAGATCTTCTTCATAATAATCTTCATAATAATCTTCCATGACGTTAAGAATTAAGTAATCTATGTTCAAGATCAATTAAACTATAAGCAATCTCTCTAGAAACACGAGCAACGAGTGCTCCATGAAACAGCTTATCATCTTTACCTCGATACCAATGGTGATCAAGGAGGACAAAGTAATAATCATGCTTCCATTGGTTCAGCACCTTCTGGAAGTCCGCATCTGTTTTAGATGGTATTGTGACATATTCAACATCTGGATGTTGAAGTAGCATTTCTTTAAATGTTCCCATAGTATATTTGTTTAAGTTAGTTTCTTTGTTAAGGAGTGAAGGCGACTGGCCATCAGGCATTATGGAAATAATTGCGGTACTGCCAGCAGGCACATCACTCCTGTTTTCTTATACGATTGGTAGATCAAGAGCCACTTGATGTAGGTGATCTTCTGGAACACCATTCTCCTCAAGTATCTCAAGTATCCTGCTACGACTAACAACCTTCTTTGCAAGAAGCATATTATTAGTAGCATAACTCTCTACCTCACCTTCACCAGTCCAATCAACAGCTTCCGCTGCCTCATTTTCTTCTGGTGTATTCTCTTCTTTCCAAGCATATCGTTCATCATATATCTGAATGAAGTATCCTTGAAGTGGACGATCATAACCATAAGACATTGATCTATGTTCGTCTAATTGAATATGAAATCTACTCATAGTGTATTATGTTTACGTGATTGTTTTTTCAACCATTTCTCGAAGTGCTCTTTACAACGTAGTCTGCCCTTACCAATGACATGAGTAGCAGGAGCAGTACATTTGTAAATTACACTAGGTGCCAATTGATCAGCATACTTAATGTGACACGTAGCACCATCGTCTCTAGTATATAGTCTGAACTCTTTCATAGTATATTGTATGTTAGTGAAAGTTTCAAAGTAAAAGGGAAAGGATGTCTCACATCATGTCCGACCATGTGTCACCTTGCTTACATCTCTGCTGATCAAACAGCGACTTACTATGACTAACAGCGTATACGCTTGCATAGTTATTAGTCTACTCACTAGATCCTGTCTAGCGGTAAGGCTAGTATCGTTAGTGCTTTTAGTACGGAATTATCACTAACTGATAGACATCCTTTTCCCTTATGATCGTTAGCTTCACCGCGTAATGGGCTACTAGACACCGTCACCACGTTGAGGTGATCATTCGACGGTGAAACCAGCGATACTAGTTAAAGTATCGCTGATCATTTTCATCATATAATTTATAGTTGAGCTACCGCAAGGCTAAATAATCCGAGCATCGTAGAAATGACTAGGATTATTTCAATCTGCTTCTTGCGTAACTCCTTACCAACACGCACTTTCTTTAGAGTTTCCATGTTTTCATTTGATTATGATTAAACCATTTGGAGTTTCAATTCCATAAGGTGCATCAAGAACAGATGCACTCATCCACAGCAAGCCTAGCAAGCTGTAGGCAATAAAGAAGAGTAACATTAGGTTGTGGTTATTAAAGTTACTCTGTCTTATGCCACTCAACAGGAACATGAGCAATACACGCTGCAAGCACAGGATTACCATGACGTGGTATGTGATAAACAGCAGTAAACTCATCATCAAATAAAGTACATGTGTACTCGACACTGTCTTCTTGCTTGATCAATACTATCATCTCTTCATTTTGAGACATACCAAGTATGTTCTCATGACCAATAATAGTATCATCAAGATGCAATGTATAATCACTGACACCAAATTCAGCTCGGTGTGTAACACCCTCCATTGCTTGAGCTTTAGAAAGCTTGCCACTCCTGCTTTCACATTGAGTACCAAGGATTGTAACAAGAGCTATAAAAGCAGCTGCTGCGATTATAGCAAACCATTTTTCATGTATCATATGTATGTTAGTTAGTGAGATACAAAGTAAAACAAGCAGGTTACTATACTTCACCTGCTTGAGTCGATGTGCATCGTTAGATGTGTCACATCTATATCAAGTACTATTAGTTACTTAGCGTCCCAACTGCGATCACCAGTAACATTAATAGTACCATCTGGATTGTAGTACATATATTTATAGTAAGTATACCTAAAGTACAATCGTTTGACTGTTCACCTCATTAAAAAAGTTGTAAGTGTATGTGGTGTGCCAGACAACCGATTGACATTAAATCTCATATAAATAAAAGGGAGCGAAGCTCCCTTAGTTTAGATGCCACGAAGTGCCCAAGATGGACGCTCGTTATCATTATCATCCGTGTACGTGCCGCGATACTCCGCTTCGACTGTTGTACCGATCTTATCGGCAAGTGTCTCAGCATCATAGTCTTCAACAGAACCTATGATACCACGTACTTTTTTGTCACCAACGGTGACAGACCCGAAGAAATGCGACGCGTCGCTGTTCGTCCATACTGAAGTCAATATGCCATCAGCAGCATCGCCGATTTCAAGATCTTTTACGTCAGCCATTTTAGCTGAACCTTTGAATAATTCTGAAAAGCTCATAAGATAATTATTTTAGTTAAAGTAAGACCACGGGGGTATGAACCCTCTTCCTTTCGGAGGGGTCGGTTCTTTAAGGTGGTTCCCACGTCCGTAAAAACACTACCAAAATTTCTATGGCCATGAAAAATCAGCATATATACCACCCGGGGGTCTATTATCAGCATATATAGAGGTACCGTCTTTTCTATGACCACCCTATACGACACGTGTAACAAAGTAAGGGCAATATCACCCGTATCTTGTATCATAGTAAGGGTAACTCGTTGCTATTACACACTTAGCATCCCTATCGGGCCATGACGATAGGCTACCTAGCAGGGGAGCACCTAGTGATACAGTTACCCACGAAGGTAAGCGGGTAGTAAAGTTACCCATGATGGGAATACTAATTGATCCGACTTCGTGGTTCATAAGTATAATATGGAATATTATTTCTATATGTGTAACTTTTATAGGGGGATAGAGGGTTAACTCTCTGACAGAGAAGAAGTTAAGGTCGATTCCTGGTTCAACATCCTGTGCCTTCTAAAGACCAATATCTTGGTACTCCAAAGACCAACAGGACGGTACTCTCTAAGACCAACATCTTGAACCATTTTTAGGAGCTAAATATTGAACCAAATATTTTCTACATTATTTTCGTTACTAATTAGGAAATGGAGTAAGACCTTTGTATATTGCAGTATGTTTAAGTATAGCAAATGGAAAGCAAGCGAGTTACTCTCCGACTAATGCCTCTAGGACGGTACGATATTTTTGAGGTTGCTACAAGAGCCGGCCCTCAGTCCGCACAGGTCTTAAAGATGATCCTATTGCAAGCGAATGGTGATATATGGCATAATGATATACCCAATCGTGAAGCAATAAGTCAGGCTTTAGGTATCAGTACGATAACAGTAAAGAGATATATTAGTCGTCTTTACGAACATCGTTTTATAACACGTCCCACTGGAACAGCCAGAGGGGTGTATAAGGTTAATTTAGTAGGTCTTAATATACAGAGAATACATAAGAGATGAGTTTAAAGCAGATGCTCAAGCAAGCGAAGGTCAGTAAGGCACAGCCACCAGTGAAGAACGCGCAGAAGAAAGTCAAGAAGATGAAGCGTTACACAGCGTTGCTGAAAGATTCCGACCATTTGTTTGCATCCGAGAAGTTGAAGGAACCCTTCCTAGTGGAGGTGTACGATCATTACGTGAACCGTGTGATCTTTAAGATTTGGGGACGTGATACAGAACGTCTTATCAGCCGCGCTATTGATGCGTATGGTCAGAGAGAATTTAACGAAACTATTGACAAACGTACAAAACCTGATGAAGCAGTTAATTCCTTTGTTTAGGATGCCGAATTTGAGGCTAGTCCTAATAGTGGATGGTGAAGTACTACCTACAGAAGTGTACTATGGTGATAAAGAGTGGGCCTTGACGAATGTGCTCAACCTGGAGACGAACAATGCCAGACGTGGTGCATTAGGCACTAAGACTGAATTTCGTATCGTAGATATCAATACCGATAGAGCCTATAAGGTATATCGTGGTATTAATGAAGATCCTTGTTTAATAAGAACTAATAACCCAATTTGTGATGCCGGAGAATCTATTGTCAAGCAAAGTCCCGAAGCTGGAAATAACGGAGTATAGTACTGGTTATAAACTGCTAGAGCACTTAGAGTCGTACAAGACTGATGCTAGAATTAGCCCTGTTACAGGAGAACCCACGACACCACTAGGTGTTCACATTATCCTACCGGAACCCATATTTACGCAGTTTCTACAGTATTGTAAGATGCTGAAGATACAGAATGTCTGGACAAACAACATCATCCAGTTTGATGACGTAATAGATGGGTTACATTTCCGTTGCTCATGCAAGGGGGAATCAAGAATGAGTGAAAGACAAATAAAGGGTATTATTGGATTTAATGCGTTATGAATTTTAAAGAGATTGAAAAATTAATTGGTATAAATGGGAAATGATGATTATATTAACCGACAGGTACTGCACCTGATAGAAAAAGCAGGAGGTGGTCGTGCTCTCGTACGTGTTAAAGACATTGAAGAAGTCTTTTGTAAAATTGCTGACCTTGAAGAAGAGATTCGACAACTACGTAACGAAATAGACCTTGAGAAGATACGTAATAATAAAAGGTTGGCCAAGATAGCAGAACCTTTTACGATGTCAGCTGAGGTTCCAGATACTGAACTAATGGGTCAGATGCTGGATAATCCTACTACACGTGTTGCCCTTATAGGTGACCAACTTGTAGTTTATGATATAAGAGGTGGGGCAGGTCGTACTCTTAATGGTACCAACGTACCTAATCCTCACGTGTCTCGGAATCAAGAGAACACACAACATACTGGTGAACTATTTAATGAAAGATTGATATGATACTTTATTTAATTGTTGCAGTTGTCTGCGTCTCGACTGGCCTCCTCATGGTGAGTGCCGGATTTAAAAAGAACCAGTTGCTATTCCAATTAGGAATAGGTTTACTACTGTTTGCAATAGGAATAGTCTTTCTCATGGCAAACTGGAAAGTAGGTATGGACATTGTAACCAGCCTGTTCACTATTAACATAGTATGGATTGGTTTGCTGTCATTTGGTGTACGGTGGTTAAGTATATGGAAATGAGTTTAGAACCTAAGATACCTGTACGCATCAACGAAAAGATGTATTACTTCAACAAGCTCGAACATGACGAGTTCATGAAGTTTATGAAGCGGATAGAAGTGCTTGGTGAGCATGAAGCTGATCCGCAGCCTGCTCCTCCTGTATTATGTAGTTATTGTAACCCTAAGAAAAAGAGATCATGATGAATTTTAAAGAACTTAAAACTGGTGACATAGTAATAGAGCATACTAAATTCCGATGGAACAAGCCTCTCACGTACTTGTCACTGATGATTCGCATCTTTCAATGGTTAGACGTACGGAAACGTATGTGGGCCAGATGGAATCATAGTGGTGTTATTTATGTAAGCACTACTGGTGTGCCCTATGTTATAGATGCTGTTGCTAAAGGTTTAACCATGAGGCGGTATGAAGTATGGACAGGTTACGGGAGGAAAGAGTGGATGGTTATACGACCTATCGGTGCTGAGCTTTTACCAGGAGATCGTAAGAAGATGCTTGATGCTGTAGGTACACCTTATGATTTCTGGGCACTTCTTACGCAAGCTATACATATTCTTACACTTGGTATACTATGGATAGGCCCCAAAGGTGATAAAGCAATCAAGAAGCTATACTGCTCGGAGTTTGCAGCCTGGGTATGGAAGTTTATGTTTAAGGATTGGTACAAGATCCATACTGCAGAATTACTAAGTCGTATTGATTTTGATGTTATAGAACTAGATCATAATTATGGTACCGAAGGATGATCATGTACCTATATATGAAGGTTTTGAACCTGTTCGTGTACCAGTTGGTTACGTTGAGGTTATTGAGGCTGCACGTCTTTTAGTATTGAATGTGATCAAGAAGGAGAACATAAAGAACTACGGTCAATTCAAAGATCCAGACGTGAGGAAGCTCGCAGAAGCATTACAGATGTTAGATCAAGCTAGTGGAAGAAACAAATGGGAACTATAATGAGATTAGTAGCTAGACGTCGTGATAAGGGGCCGGTCATTGGTACATATGTATGTGATGTATGTGGTCACATGGTCGAGAGGACTACTGGTGCACATGCCCCAATTTGTGAACATGATCATGAAGAGATCAAAAAAGAGAGGGTTATTATTGGTCCGACCTTAGAAGTAAATGGTAAAAAGCTTGGTCGTCTATTCCTCTCTTGTGATGATGAACTTGATCATCTTAGGAAGATATATTCTGCTGCTGAACTAATAGAGATGTGGCATGCGGCTCTTCCTAAGTTTGATGAAAAAGCACAGGAATTGTTTGAACGTATTGAAAATACAATCTGGTATGGCACTGGGGATAGAGGATGAAGCTAATGTACCTTATGGTAAAGGTTTGATGGCTCAGATAGCGAAGGATAATAAAGTGTATCCGAAGCTAACTAGGGAGATATTAGACGAGATCTTTGAGGAACTCGTAGACGATATACTCAACCGACCACCCCCAAAGATCCAGGTCTGGGGAGTGGCCTTCTTTCTAGCACTTGATGATGATGCGTTTAGAGCAGTAATGACTAGTGAAGGAGACGGATGGGAGGTAGTATGCGGTAGTGCTGGTCTTGAGGCTTTAAAGGAACGTTGTGATAAACTTGGAATAGAATGGAAGTAAAACACGCTCTCTGCATTTGGTACATCTTTACTAAAGATGGTAAGTACTGGGGTAGTAGTGCTCAATATAGTAACGGTAATCGTCTTACTATAAAGTACACTCCTTTATTTGATGGTGAACCAAGAAAACGATATAGTAAATAGTTATGGATGTTTTTCTAATGATCAGTCTGTTTATACTAGGTAATGCTATCTGGTGGTTAATGGGCGAAAACGACGCTCTTATATGGGCGAGACAAGGAGCCGATTCTTATGATAAAGGTATTCGTAAGAACGAGCATGTTATGTTAGTTGCTATGCGAGCCGCAATCTTATTGTTCGGCTTCGTAGCTGGTGGTGTGGGAGCCTTTACTGGTACTCCTATACTTATGGCAATCGTACTGTTGCCGTTAGTGTTTACGTACTCATTTATACATAATGGGTCGTACTACATGGCGCGTAATAGGATTGCTAATGAAGATGGAGCCGCGTTACCTTATCCTGCCGGTTTTAAAGCTAATCCTAGTAATACGAGTACAGCTAAGATCAACTTGAGCTGGACAGCTAGGTGGCGTATTGCTTCAATTGGTGGAATGCTGTATCTCATATCATTAATACTAGTTCTCTAATGGCGTTCAATAGTGCAAGGAAAAGTACAGAGAAGGTTGAACCACGTCCTCGTGTTAAGCAAGTGACGTTAGAGGAGGTGAAAGGAAAGACTACCGTTGAGACGCGTCGTGCTGAACCACCTGTTAAAAAGGAACACATGAAGTTCGTAGCGGATACAATCCATCTCAAAAACTTATATGAGGTGCGGGGTCTGCTCTACACGCTTGCAGGCGGTGTGACAACCGTAGTTCCTACAGGGGTGGTTTGGCATCAGCTCCTTAACGTTATTTCAGTACATTCTCTGAGACAGAATTTTCTCTACAATATGTATAATACGATGTACTTTACTGGTGACGATAGCGAGGTCGAAGAAGCGTTGCGGAAGATAGACGACCAGATTATTGAAGCTACTGAACAACTTCTTAAATCAATACCTGATGGACACAAACCTGAATTATAAACCTATTAATCCCTTCATCCTGTTAGACCTGGAGAAGGAGGAAGTTACTAAAGGAGGTCTAATCTTACTCAAAGATGGGATAGCCCAAGTACTTGAGGATGCCAAGCCAGAAGTGGCGTATCGCGTAGTAGCAACTAGTCGGTATGCAGAAGATCTTGGAATCACCGTTGGTACTTATGTATATCTCGCACCGTATAGTGATATTAGTGTGGTCAACATTAAAGGCCATTTCTACTCGCTTAACCGTGCGGAAGATGTATGTGGGTTTGCTCCGGATGGGTTTGATCTGGAAGCCTACAAGAAAGAAGTGCAGGAGCGCGCTGACAAGGCTAAGGAAAAAGCTGCTGAGAATAAGGAACAGTTAAGAAAGAATACTCTTGGAATCGTAGGTAGCGATGGCAAGGACATCTCTCTTGAATAAAGTTATCAAGCGCAAACAAGATCAGCCTCGACATAAGAGGCTGATCCGCGCTTTGAAAGATAACGCTGAACAACTACCTCCTAGTGTTACACTAAAGGAGAGATATATAGTGACTAGAGCTAAAGACCTCTACCACTATTGCGGGAAGTGCGCAGGCCCCACAACTCATGAGCGAATACGAATGGCTAGTGGTAGGACTGCTACTAGATGTGTTACTTGTAATTATACAAAATTTATAGCCACTTAATGTGGCTTTTTTCGTTACTATTATATATAATAGGTGTATGACACAAATACGTACTAATGAGATCTTCGATACGATGCAGGAGGTAATGTACCTGATAGATTGGGCACGAGCGTTCGCACGGCAGGAGAAACTCATTCTTATGTATAATATAGCGAACATGGAAGGTGAGAAGTACCGCCTTGAGTTTAAGTTGGTAAACTATGGTAAAGCACGTAGAGCACCTGGTGCATGAAAGTATTGAGAAAAGAATAGTCGAACATTTCTTCAGAGAAGTCCAGACACAGATGGAAGAAGGTGAAGATCCAGTTAGGCTACCATATATTGGTAAGTTTGTAAAGCGTAATAAGAATGGATCTAGTTATCGAAGACGAGAACGGGCGGCCCGTTCCAAACAAGGAGGCCAAGTGTCTGCCGGAGTTTAAGGAACTCTTCGCACGTCAGAGACGCGGAGGTGTTAGTGCGGCAAAAGCCGAATCAAACGTACTACAGGAGTTCCTGTACGTACACTACATGGTACACTACAAGTCATGGGCAATCGAGAAGTATCCATTGGACACACAATGGGATGATCGAGATGCTGAGGTAAGAGAGCGGTTGAAGCTGACAGATTGGAAGCCTGACAAGAAGGTGAAGGAAGCGATAGAGGTTTATCGCTGGTTCATGGATCAGGAAACCGATGTTCGTCTACTTCGTTCAGCCTATGCTGCTGCAAATGCAACTATAACATATTTTGAGAATGTTGATTATGATAAGCGGGATAGTAAAGGTAATTTCCTTTATAGACCGACGGAGGTGCTTAGGGCACTGAAAGAAGTTAAGCAGATTAAGAACAACCTTGAAGAGATGATTGAAGCTCTACGACTTGGCGCAAGCGGAGGTCGTATGAAAGGAGGGGGAGTTAAAAATGTTTTTGAAGATCCAGATCGTAAAACTTATAATGACTATGTTAAAGCTAGAGAGGATATCACGAGCACAGAGGGCTGACAAAACATACGGTCCTACTGAGGTTACTTCCTATATTGTGCAAGACCCTGTACATGCTATTCAAGCTCTTGAAGAGAATAACGATAGTGGACAGTGGTTTGGTGATGATCCTCGGCCTAAAACTATTATTCATTACTATAACGGTAGTCTCGTTACAGTACTTGGTTCACCAAAGCAGATAGCTGACAAGATCCAACGATATAAGCGGGACAACGATATGGGTTTAAAATCAATGTCATAGATGAATCATGATATAAGAAATCCTGATGGTATATGGATTAACAGTGAGGTCTTTCGTGAAGAAGCTCGTACATTCGAGAAGTATGGATACTATACTAATGCCCCAGTATCCCGTGATCCCTATTCTGAGTACCAGACCTACTGGAAGGAGCAAGAGCGGAGGTGTATACAGGGATATAGTGTTGGTGGGGTCAGAATTACTGGAGATCATTATAACTATCTAAACTTTAGTCAGATCAAGCTTACTGCTAATCAGAACTATGAAGGTCTGGTTAGTCGTAAGGAGATGAAGAACATGAACCAACGGGCGGGAAAGAAGATTGTAACCTTTCCTGACTTTTGGGATGGTGACTATGACTACTTCCATATATTAGATATTGCCAGATGGGGAGCTAGTAAAAAGTACATCGAGAAGCTTCAGATGATGGTAACAGTCCATCCTGATGACATATATGGTGGTAAGCATGTTATTGTAGGCAAAGCCCGTCGTAAAGGTTTCTCATACAAGAATGCGGCTGTTGCAGCAAATCGTTTTAAGAGAGAGCCTGATAGTATATCTGTTATTGGAGCATATGATAGTGCCTACCTTTATCCGGAAGGTACTACTGCTATGGTGGACAAGTATGTGGACTTCTACAACGAATTTACTAGTTGGAGACGTCGTAAAACTATTGATAGAATTGACCACCAGAAAGATGCATATAAGCTTGTACTTGATGGTGTTGAAATAGAAAAGGGTTATAAGAGTCAGATTATTTCATCTACTTGTAGAGATAATCCTGATGCACTTCGTGGTAAGGATGCAACCCTCATCCTAATGGAAGAAGCTGGTAAGTGGCCGAACCTAGCTGCTACTCTAGCCTCCACTCTTCCTACACTAAAGGACGGTATCTATACTACCGGAATCCTCCTCCTCTTTGGTACTGGTGGTGGTGACAACACTAACTGGGAGACGTTCGAGGATAACTTCTATGGCCCCGCTGCTAACAATTTCATGCGGATACACAACGACTGGGACAAGGGTGCCCAAGGTACTTGGGGTGGTTACTTCTTTCCTGATGATCTGAATAAGATTGGTTTCATTGATAAGCAAGGCAATAGTGATCGTAAGACTGCTTATACTTTCCAAGAGTCTATACGAACTAAGATAGCACAATCTACTCAAGACCCGGAACTGTTACGTAGACACAAGATGGAGGAAGCACTCACACCAAGTGAAGCTTTCTCTCGTGCTCGTAGTAACATCTTCCCTGTAGAGGAGCTGGAAGAGCACCTACGTACAGTTGAGTCTAATCAACTTTGGAGACACGGAACTTCCGGTACTCTTAGAGTAGATCAAAACGGGGAACTTCGTTTTTGGCCTGATCTTACATTAAAGCCTATACTACAATATCCTCATAAAGATCTTACTAGTTATGAGGGTGCTATTGTGCAGTATTTTCCTCCTTATAAAATAGGTGGATTTGTGCCAGAAGATTTGTATATTATATGCCATGACCCTTATGACTTTGATAAGAGTACTAATACTGAATCTCTCGGTGTAACGTATGTGCTGATGAACCCGAACAATATCGTTCCGGGTTTTGAAGCGGGTGATCTTATCGTTGCTAGTTATATTGGTCGTCCGGAGGACATGGACACTTACAACAAACGGTTGTTTGATTTGGCCATGTACTATAATGCTAAGATAGGTATTGAGAATGACCGTGGTGATGTAGTTGGATATGCTAAAAGAAATAAGCATCTCTTTAAATATCTCGAACCCGAGTTCCAATTTGGCTGGACTGATACAATGCAAAACAACTTGGGACGTGGTTATGGGATGAGTATCGCTGGTGGTCGTGAGAATAAGAAGAGTCGTACTGGTGATGTCTTTATTCGAGACTTCTTAAATGAGGTCAGACACGTAACCGCTGATGGAAAGGTTGTCAAGAACCTCCACATGATAAACGACCCCGGACTATTGAAAGAGCTTATAATGTACGGCAAAGGAAACTTTGACCGTGTTTCTGCGTTAAAGATAGGTATGTATCATATGAAAGAGCTTGAGTATCAAACACGTGTAGCAAGCGCGCGTAAACATAAAGAATCTGTTAGGAAGTTCTTCGGAACAAAACTCTGTGCGTAATGGCTAAACCAGATAACTATAGAATTGGAACTCCTGGTCGAACGAAGTTTGACCGTGACATCGGTGGTCGTACAACAGCACGCCCTCCACAGAAGATCCCCCAGTCGAAGAAGACGAAAGAGTGGGGGATGCATTGCGTTGAATGGTTCGGTGCCCAATCAACGATTACTCCCCAGATGCGGAACGAGATGCGAGTGCTCTACCGTCTCTCTTCTGGAGAACTTGATGAGGATGATTATACTCACGTATTGTATCCTTATGGTAACGAGCAACGTAAACGCTCACAGCTTCAAGGTGACCCTGCTAGGATGCGTAACTACGATATCATTAGTCCTGTTATTAGCAGGATGATAGGTGACTTCGTGGTGCGAGATACTAGCTTTTCTGTTGTTGCTACTAACTCTGATGTGGAGGATAGGCGACAAGCTATGATTAAGGATAGTCTCCGATCTGTTATTATACAGCAGTTCCAGAATGACCTGGCATTGCAAACAGGCGGTGAGATCTCTACTGGCTTTGAGCAAGATCCTGCTCAGATGGAGGATATGATGATGAAGGTGGAAGAGACCTTGAACAAAGCAGAGAACATTCCGGATGCTATGACTGTTAAAGGTCAGAACTCCCTGGACTACATACGCTACTACAACGAGATTGACAGGAAGATACGAACGCTCTTGTACGACTACCTGACTGTAGGTAGGATGTACACGCTCCGTGATGTCTTCCGATCTGATACAGTATTTGATGTCTATTCGCCAATGCAGATAGACTACATAGCGGATGAACATTGTGAGTACATAGAGGACGGTGAAGCAGCCTGGTCACTACGACGCATGACAGTGAGTGATGTGATTGATAAGTTCCGAGAGGAGCTTGATGATGATGAGATTGATTGGCTTGAATCACACTATGGTGGCTTTACTGCTGACAGTAAGTACGACTACTCTAGTACTGATATGGACTATACCAGTAGAGAAGGTGCCGTTAACATACTGATGGGTAACATCTTTGCTGACCGTAAGCATATTCGATATGATGGCGTTGAGGTACGTCACGTAACATGGAGGTCAAAGCGAAAGCTTGGATTCCTCACATCACTATCCCTAACGGGGGATGGGAGCCAAACGATAGAAGTTACTGAAGATTACAAACCTATGCCGGGCGATGAGATTATATGGGAATGGGTTGATGAAGTATGGGAAGGTTATAATATTGCCGATAGGTTCTACAAGTATATCAGACCTCTTCCAATACAACGTGGTACAGCTCAAAAGCCTTCGGCTAAGCTACCTTACAATGGTCGTGTATTTGGTAATCGTGGTGCGATACCTAACACACCAGTTAAGAAAGGTCGCAGTCACCAAGAACTATACAATATTATAAAGTATAGGATGGAACGTACTATGGCTAAAAATAAGGATAAGATGACAGTAATGCCTTATGGTATTATACCTGACGATCCGGAAGCTGATCTCGATATGTTCTCAATGATGTACTATGGTGACTATCATGGTTATCTATTCGTTGATGAATCTGATCCTAAGAAATTACAAGCTCTCAATGCTCTCAAGGTTCTTGATGGTAGTATGAGAGAGTATATTAAGTTCCTGCATGATATTGCAACGACAATCCGATTGGAATACATGGAGATCGCAGGAATACCGAGGCAGAAGATGGCAGACATCAAAGCCTCTGACGATGTTGGTAATACACAGTTCGCTCTTGCACAAGGTAGTCTTATTCTGGAAGAGATGTTCTTACAGGTAGAAGATTACTTAGAGCGAGATTTCCAATGTCTACTTGATCTATCTAAGTATGCGTGGGCTGAAGGTAAGAAGGCTCAGTTCTTGAATCCTCAAGGTGAATTGAATTGGCTTGATGTGGCTCCACTTGAAATGGCTGCTGTTGATCTATCTATCTTTGTGAAAGGTAACAAGCAGGAGCGTGAGAAGTTGAACACGATGCGACAGCTCACACAAGCATTTGCTCAGAACTCTGCTACTCCAACAATGGTTGGTAAGATTCTCCAGGCTAATAACTTCGATGCTCTTATGAGATCACTCGATGATATGGAGAAGGCAATACAGAGTCAGCAAGCTGAAGCTTCTCGTGCACAACAAGTTGCTGCTGAAGCACAGAATGCTATTGAACAACAGAAACTTGACTTCCAGAAGTATAAGACTGATGAAGATAATCAAACACGTATCGAGGTTGCTAGCATACAGGCCAATAGCCAACTCGCTGGTGCCCTTACTGGAGCCCCCGTCGAGGGTGTTGATACAGCCGACGTTGAGAAGGAGTTCGAAGCTAATCAAGCACGGAGGGAAGAGCTTAATGTTAAGCGTTCCGAAATTGCTCAGAAACACCAGGACTCGATCAACAAGGTCAAGATAGCGAAAGAGAATAAAAACCGTTTTGATAAATAAACTAGTATATTATGGATGGCCCAGAAATTCCTATTGAAAAGTTAGCTGCCTTTGAGGTGAAGAAACCACTAGGTGGTGGATCACCCGAACCACCAGATCCACCGGAAGAACCAGGTGATGGTGGAGATGAGCTGACGGATCAGCTAAAGGAACAGATCACCCAATTGCTAGGTGTTGATGAAAATCAGCGCAGTGACGAAGAGAAGGCCCTTCTTGAGAAGCATAAAGATTTCGTTGCTACCCAAAAGCAAGATGATGGTGCAGAAGTGGAAGCTCGTATAGCGGAGCTTGCTGAAAAAGGTGAGGAGAACCTCACGGACGAGGAGAAGAAGTTCCTCGAAGATAATGCGGAAGCTGTAGAGGCTTACGTTAGCAAGGACAACTCGGTATTACAGTTGATGCAAGCTGAAGGTTTCCTTGAGGAAGGTACGTTTGATAACTCAATGGAAGGGTTACAAGCATACTTAGCTAAGAGAGATGAAGTTGCGTTCGAGAAGAAGTTACAGAACTACTTCGAGGATCAACCGATGTTGAAGCAAGTGAAGGAGCACTTGGATAAGAAGCTCCCGATACAAAGCTTGTTCATGCGACAGCAGAAGCCTGCCATACTCGCCAATGAGTTACCAAAGATTACCGACGAGATGGATGACAAAGCTAAAGCTAATGTTACTAAGGTATATGAGCAGTTGATTCGTCAGGCTTACAAATCAAAGGGTGTGGATGACGTAGCTATCGAAGCTATTGTTAAGACTGCCCAAGATGGTGGTAAGATGGCTGATACTGCTGAAGCTGCCAAGCAAATGCTAAGTGCGGACTTTGATGCGCAGATTGAGGCGTATGAGAAGGAAGAACAAGCTGCTGTTGATGCACAACTTGAAGCATTACAGCAGGAACGTAATCAAGCTATTGAGATCGTTACTAAGAATGATTTTGGTGGTGGATTGAAGATTCCTACTGCGGACATCGAAGGTTTCAAAAACTATGTTGGTAAGGTTGTGAAGTCTGATGGTGTAACTACTATGTCTGATGAAAAATATTCTAAGCTAACGCTTGCACAAAAACTATGGTTAGACTATATTGTGTACAAAGATTTCAAACTACCTAATATAGTGACAAACACAAGCAAGCTCCTGTTTGGTAAGGCTAACAAAGATAATAGTAAACGTACTCCTCCTGGAGGAGGAAGTGGTGGAAGTGCTAGCCGTAGTGGTAGTATTCCACTTCTTGACTTTGAGGGGATTGCTAATAGTAAAAAGCTCGGATTTTAATTGTTTAAGTTTTAGAAGTTAATTTATAAAGTAAAGAAGAACAAATGGCTGCTTTTAATCAAGATTTGCAGTTGTACACTGCACAATTCAACGACAAGGAGTTCACTGCTGAGAATCACTTAGCTAGAGCTTTCCTTAGTCACAGCGAGTGGCTCTCCCAAGCAAGTACATTCTTGTACGGTGATGGAAGCCAGTCCTATTCAAGTTATGCTTTCCCGATGCTGTGGCTGACGGAAGGTCTCGGAAGGGTCGCTAAGTCTGTACAGATCGGTTCCGCCGACCTGTCATACAAATGGCCTGTCTTGGGAAGACCCAAGAAGACCTCTACAATTAGTAGGTCGTTGTACTCTAGTACTGATACTCCTGGTAAAGGATTCCAAGAATTTATCGTTCCCTTCAAGGATCGTTGGTTCTTCAAGTCTCAGACTGTTTACACTCCCTCTAAGATTGAGGTTCGTGTTCAAGGTGATCCTAAACCAAATGATGGAGAATTTCTCTACAGGTTCAAGATCATAACGAACAATCCTAATACTTACGTACCTTATAAAGACATTGTTGCTGGCGTTAAGTGGGCGCAAGGTATTGCTAAGGTAAGTAAGAATCGTTCCAGAGGTGTTGAACATCGTTCTTACACTCCGTATGCTCTCCAAAACCAACTGTCAGTTGTCAGGGATACCTACAACATCGTTGGTAACATGGGGAACAAAGTGATGGTCTACAACATCAAAGCTGATGGTCGAACCTTCCAGTTCTGGTCACAGTGGGAGATGTACTTGTCGGACATCCAGTTAAGGGAGAAGTTGGAGCATGACCTGTGGCATTCACAGTACAACAAGGATGCTGATGGTGTGATCCATAACGATGACGAAGACTCTGGTGAGGTTGTTACTTCTGGTGCTGGTCTGCTTCAGCAGATTGATAACGTAGATACCTATGTTAAGATGACTACCAAGAAGATTGAGACCATTGTTAATGATCTCGTTTTCAATGCTAGTGGCGCACAGAAAGTTACAATCGAAATCTTCACTGGTACTGGTGGTATGAATGAAGTATCCCGTGCTATGGAAGATAAGATCAAGTCATTCACCCTCGTTGAGCAGAAGATCATGCAAAAGCAAGGTGATGGTAAGTACATGCTGAATGGCCCCTTCTTCTCAAGTTACGTTACTAGAGAAGGTCATAAAGTGAACTTCCGTTACCACCCGATGTTCGATAGAGGCCCGATGGCTGAGATCTCCGGTGAGCACCCGATAGAAGGATACCCGATAGAGTCGTACAATATGTACGCTGTCGATATGTCCATCTACGAAGGTGAGCCTAATGTTCAATACGTGTCTGAAAAAGGACGTGAGGAGATCAAGAAGGTCGTTCAAGGTATGGCAAGGATACCTGGTATTGATGACAGCATGTTTGCTGCTTCTGACATTGATGCATCTAGCATTGAAAGGATGAAGACGCAAGGCATCGTGATCAAGCGGCCAACGAACTGTTTGAAAGTTTTCAACACAATTAACGGATAATACTGATGGCAGGAACAACTAAAGGGAAGCCGATTGCTAAGAGTACTAATGCTTCATCTACTAAGACAGCCGAAGCTGTAGCAGAGACTGTAGTAGAAGAACAACCTGTAGCTCAGCAGGCGGCTCCCCCAGTTGCTCCTATAACCGAAGAGAAGGACGAATCGAAAGTAGTAGGTTATAAGGAAGTAACGATCAGGGCAACCCGATCTTTTATTACCCTTCCTAAAGAAGTTCAGTCGGAGACGAGAACACGTGTTGGTGCATTTGCTGAACCAGGTGCCCGTCACGCATACAGATCTCTTACTGATGAAGAGTTAGCGGAAGTTGCAATAGAGTTAATCGGACTTAGTGCAAATGATCCCAAGTTTGGGGTCGAAGTTGACACCTTTTATAATGATTTCTCAATCACTATACCCTTTGATGAAGGACGTGTCATCAAGGTGCCTATTAATTGGAAAGGTGACGTTGTATTCCAACGGGAGTACATGAGAGACATAATGATGTATCGTCACGCAATGAAGCATCCTAGAGTTGCTAACTCTTGGGCGGAAGTTCAAGACTTGGACATAGGATTCTACATCGCGTATATCGAGGATAAGGCAGTGCTCAAGACAGACAAGGTGGCGCGTAAGAACGCACGCAAAGAAGCTGGCAGAGCATATCTCGAACTTACCGCAGCTGGTGCTGAGACAAGACGAGATTGGGTTCTTGAAGTTGCACGACGTGGTGTTAAAACCAGTGTGCCAATGGATGGTGCTACAGGCTATGTTCCTCCTACACTCAGAGGCGTGTTCCGGGTTAGTGATCTGGATGATGATGATAAGGAACTCGCACTTGAGGAATTTAAAGAACAACGACCAGAAGAGTTTAATGGTGTTGTGAGTGATCCTGATTTGGAGTGGAAAGCTCTGCTCGAATCGTTTATCAGTCATGGCATACTTAGACGTGAAGGAAACGTCGTGATGAATGAACGTGAACCAGTAGGTTCCGACGATGACGAAGCTCTTGCTTCACTCAAATCACCCTCCTTTAGTCAAACTCTGACGGTCTTGAAACAGAGACTAAAGAACGCTAGGAAATGACACAGCAAGAAGCTGTATTGCTCTTAGAGACTAAGCTACAAACAAGAGGCTATCTCCTTTACGGTAATCTAGAACCGGAGGAGATAGACCTCTTTCTTTTGAAAGCTACTAACGACTTTATTGATTCAATTCTTAATAGTGACCATGATGATCGTGAGACATCTCAAGATTATTTACGTTACCTAAGAGTTACATCTGGTGATCTTAATCCTGCTTCTACACAAAGTGATTCAGTCCTATTCAATCTACCTTCGGATTACCGAGACTATATCCAAGTTAGTGCTCAAACACAAACTGGTTCTAGTGGATGTCAACCTGATCCTACTTGGAACGGAGTTGATATTATAGATAGTGAGAAGATATGGGAGCTAAATGACGATTCGTATTACGGAACGCATGTTGAATCTGTTAATGGTATTATTGAAGGTAGTCAACTACGGTTATATAAGAATAGTACTTTCGATGTACTCTTAGCTAAGATGCTGTACTATAAACAGCCGACGGTTTGGGACATCCAGGGGTCACCAAATGATACTTATCCCTTGACTAATAAAGCAATATATCGTATTATTGATATTGCTACCGTTGAGATAGCCACCTTCGTCGAACAACGACAGGAGAAGATAGCTAACCTCAAAGGTTAATACTTGTAATTATTTATCTATTTGTTTAACATCTAAATATCATACACGATGCGTAAAGTAATGATTATGAAGGACTTGGCGTATGCTGACAACAAGTCTAGTGCTGGTGCTAACACCGCTCTCACTCCGGTGGATCTGAGAGAAGGTGCTGTTGGTATCTATGGGATTTCTCCTACTAGTACGAACAACGCATACAAGCAAGCCCTTATCATTGACGGTGGCGCGGATGCCGCTGGTAAAGTGCCTGATAGTTCTTTTGATGGTGATCATGTTGTGATTGCTGTTGGAACTTCATCTGGTGCTCAAGTTTCTCAACCCATTCCTGTGCCGTCAAACGGTCTTGTGAAGTATAAAGCTGCTGCTTATACTGCTCCTGTTTATCAGGTGTTCGGTATTGGCTATGTAGTTGATCCTTCCACTCCCGCTACGGTTTCAGCTGGTGATCTCAATACGCCTGTTGCTGTTAGCAAGTATGACGCTCTTGAGATTAAGATTCTGGATACTGAAAATTCAGATCAAGGTGGTGCAATTTACAGAGATATCTTCAATGTAAATACCACTGCTGATGATTCAGAAACGGATCTTTCCATGCTGTTGAAGCTGGCCGCTCTTATTGAGGCTGACACAAAATACAGCTGGGTTGCAGCTAGTGTTTCAATTGCTGATGGTGGAGGCTCTGCTTTTGCTAACTCTGCTACGGTTGCCGCTGTTCTTGGTTCAACCTCTCTTACTACTTCCGCCAATCATGGTGTAGGTGTAGGTGACTATGTTTCCTTGAATGGACAGCTCTTCCAAGCACAGACTGGAACTGCTACTACTACTTTGGTTCTTGATAGGGCATGGCCGTTTGCAAGTGCAACGATTGCCAATGCTAATGCAAGAGACCTTGGTGCTACTGCCCCGACGACCAATTTAGGTCTGACTATTGTTAGTCAAGTAAGAGGACGCAACTTCTCACTCGCTACTGGCTCTGGTAGTGTATATGAGGATGCCGAAGTCTCTTACCTGGTTTCAGGAACTAAGGGTGCAGGTATTGCTGCTGACGTACAAGCCGATGAGAATGAGGCCCGCGGACTGAAAGGTACTGCTGACTTTATTCACAGGTACATGCCTCTTGATGACCTCAAGACTGTATCTACGGAGACTTACGATCAGTACGATTTCGTTTATCAATTACCTCATCAGGTCGGAACGGGTGCTACCGCTAAGACTGCCCACAAACTATTCCAGCATTTGAAAGTTGCTTTCCCGTCAACGGATAACAACGGAGGTCAAGCTGAGTTTGAGGACGTACTTGGAGTGCTTCTGAACGGTGCTGATGGTTTAGGTGGTATTTAATATCATCTAATGATAGTGAGTCTTTCTCTGACTTTCGCTATACTTTTACTTGAAAAAGGTACGATTTTTTCGTACCTTTTTTATTGTATAAAAAACTTGACATATATTATGCTATTCAAAGAAGCTGTTGATAACATTGCTGCTTATGAGGGCCAGTCGGATTCAACTAAGAACAAGTTGCGGATTCGACGTGATCTCTCGATAGCAAGAGGCGAGATACTAAGACGTGAGATTACGAAGCGTCGTACAGTACCTCATATGCATGCACATACGCTTGAGCGACTTGCTCTAGTGGAGGATACGCTCAGCTTATCGCCTGGTAGTACTCAGAAAGTTTATCGAACTGTTGAACAGATTCCTAAACCTATTATGTATCAAGATGACGCACCTGGTTTTATATCAGTTAGCGGAACAGATGGACAAAGCCTCCACTCTTTTATAACACCCGAGCGACTAGCCTACCGCACCACTAAGTTTTCCAAAAGTCAGTATTACTTCTATGCTAACGGTTACTTATACTTCTTTGATAACATCAAGTATGTATCTGTTAGAGCAGTGTTTGCTGATTTACTTACTGTTGGTCGTATAAAGAATGCAAATGGTGTACCTTGTATTCCTGTACTAGAGATACCAGACGACTTGTTTCATGCAATGAAAAAGCTCTACTTTGAAACTAACCGTAAAGACTACGAACCTGAAATTCAGATTGATGAAGCCAGACCTAAAGAGGGCATATAAGACATTCCCACTCCGCAAGCAAGTACCTTACGAACAGTTCCGGTCAGTTGTAACGATGACGTTAAAGAGGCTGATTGAGGAGGTTGTTGATGGACATCAAGTCCGTACACCGATTGGTACCTTTCGTATTAGTGCTAAACAGCGGGATTACAATAAACCTGTTCTTAGTATGCCAGCTAGTCTACGCTATCGACAACAATTAGTAGATCAAGGTATTACCCCTCTCAAAGGCGATAATGGTGGTGAACCTTGGTTTGTTTATCATACTGACGAGGTTTTCTATCATTGGAATGTTGGTAACAATATGTTTGTAGAAGAAGGCGGTAATCGCTATAAGCTACAGGTAACCAAACAGCCGAAAGCCTTGCTATCTAAATCATGTAGTGATCCATTAAAGAGACTTCGATATGAAGAAAATTAGCTGTAAGGTTATCATTGATATGATAATGAGAGACATCAAACCTATTAGTAACGACTGGGTTGGTGATGCTTACGACATGATAGGCGAGGCCATCGTTGGTATTGGCTATCATGCCAACACTAAGAAAGGTTATAAGGATGCTACGGTTACTGACCATAAAGCTCCTTTCCCATATGGATTTGAACGAATTAGTCATGTTGAATATATGAATCGACGCCTGCCGTTAGGAGCAGACCTAACTGCTGCTGCTATTGGTTCTACTGTTGAGGATACGATGGATACTGATCCATATCGACTTGATGAACTTAATCGTCTCAATGCTCAATGGCAAGCACTTGAAGATATGAAAGATACTGCAACACCAAGCTATGTCTTAGAACTACAAGCGTTGCAGGACGAATTGTTAGAGAAGATCATCAAGCTTGCAGGAAGTCTTGGTGTTAACAATATTAATACAGTTGCTCTTGGTCATTATTATCAACTAGATGAAGATGGTATTACGACTTCGTTTCCTAGTGGTAATATCCGGATCTACGGCAAGCTGTTTCCAATGGATGAAGATGGTATACCTCAGATTGTAGATACTTTCAAATATAAGCAGGCAGTATTCTTCTATGTACTAAGTCGTCTTATATTACAAGGTCACAAACATCCAGAGTTCAACTATGATAAGGCTCATGAGTATTGGGAAAGTTATCGTCATAGAGCATCTAATGAAGCAAGGATCTTGAACATTGACAAGCAAGATAGGTTTGCTAAGATGTGGACATCGTGGAAGTTTGATCCTTATGCGTCTGATTATTTCTTTAAAGGTCAAGAACAGAACCCTGGTTTCTATAATGCTTATCTCATATGAAAACAATATTAGGTGTTGTAAAAGATCCTCCTATTCAGTATCATCCGAATGGTAGACTTCGTGATGCACGTAATGCTGCATATGCTAACGGAGTCTATACTAATACATGGGGAGTTGAATCGAAAGTTACGTTCGGTGACTACATCCCGATAGGTGAGCTGGTATTGCCTGACGAGACGTTACTGTTCTTCTTAGTTGATTATACAGGGAGTGGTCTTTTTCCGAATCGTATCGTACGAGTTCGTAAGGATTGGTCTACGGAAGTTATCAATACTTTTGATTATGGCTGGACAACCTCATCCCCTATTAGGGCTAAGGCGAAGTACACACGGGAGCTGAATATCGAAGTTGTTTTTACTGATGCTGTAACTCGTCCTCGTCTTATTACTATTGAAATAAATCAGACTACTGGAGCATCTACTGGTATACTCCAGGACACTCTTGCTGATACATTACTATTTCCGGAAATTAAAGTACCTACCTTTGAACTCAATGCAGTTGGGTCTGGTGGTGGGTGGAAAGCTGGTACATACCAGGTCTCTATCTCGTACCAGTATGATGCAGGTGAAGGGTTTACTAATTGGGTAGGACTATCTAATATTATTGTAGTTGAAGATAATGATGCTTCACTATCTGTTAATATACGTGACTTCGATGAAAAGTTTGACGACTTTAAGATTGCTGTTCTACAGCAAATTGATGAAGGTACTTTTGCATTTGAAACTAACTATACTCTTGCTTGTCCAACTGAATATGACGCTGATAGTATATTGTCACGTGCGGTTACAATAGTAGAAGATGGTATGAACAGTATTGATCCAATCGAGTTGCTAGTACAGCGTCCTAGTTATGATCGTATTGGAGACTTTACTACAGCGGGAGGTCGTCTCTACGCTGCTGATCTCTCAACTGACGCTGTAATAGACTATCAAGAATATGCGAATGACATTGAAATTGGTGCGGTTTATGGAGACGAGTTGCCTTTGGATACTAAACAAGGTAGCTACGCTGATCCTCTGGTTATATATAATCGTGTTGCTTTTCAAGACAACGAAGTATATGCCTTCTTTATAAGATGGTACGGAATGGATGGTGTTGCACTTGGTGATTGGTTTATACCTGCTGAGAACTTAGGTGCGAATATGAGCTACCACCAGAATGATGAAAGATATCCTGCTGATCTAGGCTATCCTACAGAACTCTTCCCGTCATTGAATACAAAGTATATCCGCTTCCATAAGTTTACTACTAAAGAACTAGATGATCACATATCTACACTTCTTGAGGTCAGTGAACCTACGCCAGCTGCTGATAATAGTATTCATAAAACTCTACAAGCTACTGATGTTATTAGGAATAAAGTACCATTCGGCACACTAATTACGACTAGTAGTGTTACTGGAACGTACGGTACGGTTGAAAACAACGCCTTCTGGAAGGCTCCTAGTGGTGATCCACTTGTACTAAAGCTTAATGTTGATATAACCGCTACCACTAAAGGGGGTGCACCTAAATATAGAGTGGTTCTTTGGCGTGCTACAAGTAAAGGTGATGAGGATACGCATAAACCAATTCGTACTTTTACTATTGAAGAGACGGATTATTTTGCTGAGGCTGGGGGTGCAGGAAACGCCTATACTGCCACTATAGCGGGTGTTGTTAAAATTGATGTAGATACTGATGATTATATATTTCTTACTGTATCTACATCAATTGCTGGTAGTGGAAGTCCATTTTTTGCTCAAGATGGAAACTGGGCTATTAGTGGTTTCTGGTCAGTTGAAACTGATACAGGAGCAGAAGATCAGGCAACCATCTATACTAAGCCTACTGGTATTACGGTTAGTAATATTCAAGTACCACAAGGTATATTAGATAAGGTACAGGGGTTTGAGATACTGTATGCTAAGAGAACCACAGCCAACAGTCGTGTAATTGAAGAAGGATATGTCTTCCCTAAAGAGCCTTTTGATACATCTACTATCGGTACCGAGCAAAGAGTTCATGCTTTTGGATTACTATTAGATAAGCCCAGTCTAAGTATTACTAATCTTAAATCTACGTTTGTCTATGAGGTACGTCAAGATCCGCATAATGAACGACTATTGGAGGCTGATATACTTCCTGGATATACATCGCCTCCTGCATCAATACCTGTTGAGGATTGGAATCTTGAAGTAGTTGACCAAAAGTACATCCAATATAATAACTCGGCGCAAGAGAATAAAGGTGGTGAGGGTCATATTAGAACTACAACAAGAAATGGTGCCGAAAGTACTCTTAGTGATTGGAGAGCCGCTGCTTTACTATTGAATGAAAAGACTAACTACTACCAACCTTTTGATGCACAAATACGTTTAACAACTGGACGTGTCTTTAGATTAGAGAATGCAGGTATTAGTAGTTTGGGATTAACTCAAACATCTATTGATCCTGCACCTAAGATCTATGAGGTTGCGGAACTTTATGGTGGTGATACTTATACTAATCTCTATGAGACACGAATTAGTGAGTGGCCTGAAAGTAATACAGCATTACAAGACTTCATCCCGTGGAAATCAATGGTGATCCCAGTTCGTAGTAGATACAACATGGCGTTAAGACGTTTTAATGAGGACATATGGTATGAGGCTGCTATTGATACGTTATTTCCACCAGACGAAGCTGTAATTGCACAGTATCCAGATTATGATGTAAGTGGTCAAGCTGTCTATCGCTATCGAACTGCGATGGCTTATGATACATATATTGATATGAATCGTGGTCATATAGCAGCTAATCTTACACGGGCGGCTGAGATGCAAGGTAGTGATATTGACGAGTATCCTTATCGAGTTATTCGTTCTCCTAAGCAGAACGTAGAGAGTGAACTATCATCATGGCGGATCTTTCTACCTGATGATTACTATGAGCAGAATCGAGATCGTGGTACGATAACGAATCTTGCTACACTTGATACTGATAAAATACTGATACACCACGAGCGGGGACTATTCCTCACGAAGGGTAGTGAGAAGCTTGCTACTAATGTTGATGAAGTTGTTCTTGGGACTAGTGACATATTTGATCCTATACCTAAAGAACCTGTCTTTGCTGAGGAGGGTTACCTAGGTAGTGATAAGAAGTTCTTCAATAAGACTACTCGACTTGGATATGTCTTTGAAACTAATGGTCGTATATTCATCCTATCGAAAGGGTTGAAGCAGATAAGTGAGCAAGGTATGAGTTACTACTTCAGAGATCTTATTGATGGAATTGGTGACAATCCTTACCTACAAAATACCGCTGATCCGAATTATACGGGGGGTATGTCAGTTGCTTACGATGATCGTTACGACAGACTAATGATTTCGTTCAACAAAGGGAGCAACACTTCCGAGACTTGGTCTTATGCTACTAAGATAGGTGAGCAAGGTGCATGGGAGAGCCAGTTCGACTATATTGATACTAAGTTCTTTAACACTAGTAAGTATCTATTAGCTGTTGAAAACGGGCAACTGTTCCAACACAATATAGATAATCGTGCTGTTGGTTATGATGGTCAAGTTAAAGATACGACGTTGACAGCGGTGTTCTCCGAACCTGCTGATCTAACGAAGCATTACTTTAACGTGGGGTGGAACACTAGTATTAGTACGAATGGTGTCTATAACAATGATAAGACCTTTAGCAAGATACAGGCTTGGAATAGCGAGATTGATCTGGGTGAACAAGATCTTGATCAACTTACTAGTGTGTACACACCGTACAACCTACGACGAAGTTTCCGCACCTGGAGATTTAACAAGCTCCGCTTGAGTGCTGTTGGTCTCGCTGCTAAGAGACGATTCGTTGATATGTATTTAGCTGTTAAATTAACTTATGACAATACAGATCAGGACGATCTTGAAGTCAATGAAATAGATGTTGGACTAAATCAAGTAGTAAGATAATGGGATGCTTTAGAATGAAAACAAGACGCGATGTCGGTGGTATCTTAGGTGCCGCTGCACAAGGTGCAGTAGGCGGGATCGGTGGTGGTCCTGTTGGTATGGGTGTCGGTGCCGTCTTCGGTGTTGCTAGTAAGTTGCTCGGCGATGCTAAGGCTGAAAAAGAGGCAGCGCAAGCACGGGCACGTCAACAACGCTTTGCTGATTCTGCTCAGTACATCGCTGACATGAATGACGCTATAGCGTTTAACAATCAGTTTAATGAAGCTGCATTTGGTATGGATTTGAGTGCTGCAACGAATCCTAATCAACCCTTACAGGGTCTAGGGATGGAAGTCAACCCTAGTCGTATTGCAAGCGATGTTATGCGAGTAAACGGCCCTGGCCATGCAAATGGTGGAGTGGACGTTGATGTCAATCTTGATGGAGTAGCAGAGGTTGAGGTAGAAGGTGGTGAGGTCATAAAGAATGATGCAGTGTTTTCAAAGCGGTTGAAGGTGCCAAATGACTTTGTTGATAGAGCTAAGGAGTTTGGATTTAGTTTTAAAAGGGATTCTTATGCCAAAATTGCTGAAAAACTGGCCTCGTATAAGAAAGACTATGAGGAGAAGATGGACACGTTAGACGTGCCAACCATTAACACCTCGTTAGCAATGCTTGATCGAGTAGAAATATTATATCAAGATTTGTTTGCTACACAAGAATTTAGTAAATTAAGTAAAGAACGATTCTAATACTAGAACTATGTCACGTAATAGAAGATGGTCTAAGGCTACTGGTGGTAGCGTTACCGAACTAGGTGAAAACGGTAGACGTTATCTCAGTAACAGACGTAAAAGAATGCCTATTGGCGGTACTTTAGTTAAAGGTACTGCCAAAACTATTTATGCTGATGGCGGAGTTGTTGTCAGTCCAAAGGATATACAAGAAGCTGCTCCCAATCTATCAGAGAAAAAGGTTGCACAACTTCTAATCGACCTTGCATCAAATGCTCAACGATCATTTGACGTTGATGGTATTCCTATAAGTGTCGATCCAGAATCAGACTTTACTCCAGGTAAACCTGTTGAAATAATGATTGGTGATAAAGCTGTCACAGGTTATGCGGGTTCACAAAGACCTACTGGTCCGATAGCAGATGTGGTAGGGTCTGCCCCTCGTAAGACACAGACGATGAAAGCTGGCGGTAGCATTAAGATCAAGCCAGAGAATCGTGGTAAATTTACCCGTTGGGCAAAACGTCGTGGTATGTCTGTTAAAGAAGCCGCTAATAAAGTTATGGCCAACAAAGAGCAGTACTCAAAGAATGAGGTACAGATGGCAAACTTTGCTAAGAACTTTGCTGAAGATGGAATTGATCTCGGAACTGATCCGAAGAGAAGTCCTTTAACTGCTTTGGAAAATGTCTTTAATAGAGGTATGGATGCGATGATGGAGAACAAAGAACTTAAAGATACTGTTGATGTACTTAAACGTATGGTAGAGAACGCAAGATATAAACCTACAACTATCGAGCCTAAGGCTCCACAACCTGCTATTAATAGTCCTAATGTTCCTGCTACTCTTTCTAAGACAATGGGGATGGGCGGATCATTTCATAAGAGACCTGTTAATATTGCGGCTTATCTAGGATATGGTGGTAAGATGAAGGCCCAAGATGGTCTAGGTCTTCCTCTACAGTCTATACCTCCTCAACTTCCTGGTGTAACTGATCCCGGTTTACCCACGACTCTTCCAATGATGGATATACCAGAAGGTGGTGGAAAGTGGCGTACTGATGCAGGTGACTTCATACGCAACATAGGAAATAAAGTTACTTCTCCAGAGTTTGGTAGTACACTTGCCAATATCTCTGCCCTTGTTGGTGGCTTTCAGAACATACAGGATGCTAAGAGATTGGAGAGTGATATAACTCCTACTCTTTCAACGTCACGTAGTACACCATTTCGATCTGTACGTAACGAGATGATGAACCGCGCTGAAGGTCAATTCAATACCTTTAGTAAACGTCCAGATGTAACAGGTGCTGATCTCAATGCGATGATGGCTAAGGTTCTTGGAGCTGATACTGATATTGCACTGAAAGAAGCGCAAGCTGAGAATCAGTTTAATCTCGCACAAGATCAACAGGAGAGACGTCAAGATATGTTTAACCGTGCTACTGTTAATAGTACAATGGCGCAGAACATGCAACGTCGTAACCAACGCCGTGGACTTACCCAAGCTGCTCGTCAGTCTGCTATCCAGAACGTACTGAATCAAGTACAAGCTGGTAGAATGGAACGTGGTGTGAATAAGGCCAACTTCTTGAAGTTCTTGGGTCAAGCTGATACAGGCGTTATCGAAAGAGCGGCTAAGTCTCTTGGTCTTACTGTTGATCAGTTTATGGAAAGAATTAGTAACCCTGATTTAGATCTTAATACTTAATAACGATGGCACAAAAGGCGCAACTTGGATTTAACTTCCAACCGTTTAACCTACCAACTCCTATTGATACTACTGGTGCTTTCTCGGGAATGCAGGACACCCTCGTCAAGAAGTATGAAGAGGGTGAACTCATTACGGAGCAGGCAAAGGAGATACTAGGCACTATGGAAGTAGATGCTAACGATCAAGATATTCGTAATGCACTTGCTGGTGAATTTGATGAGGATATTGGTTTGATGTTAGAAGATTATGATGGTGCATTTGAGAGTAAGCAATTCCAACGGAGTGCCAAACAACTTATTCGTAAGTATGTAGCTGATCCTAGAATACAAGCTATGAAAGATACTGCTGATGAAAAGAAGTTCGAGAAGCAGTTTATGAGAGAGTCGAGGGCAAAGGGTCAGACTATTTGGGACTTTACTCCGAATGCGCCTACGGGTACATGGCAAGATGATGAAGGTAACTGGCATTCGTATAAGCATGGTAAGGAGTTAGCTCTTGATCATCTATCGGATGCTAAACGTCATATGGATAAGCTCATTGCTAATATGAGTACAGGTGACCCGCAGGTGATGGGTTTAAGTACTGCTGCTGGTACTGTCAATATGTTAAAGACCAGCAAGTATAGTGGTATTACTGACCAACGGATTAGAGATCGTGTGGATGAAGTCCTTGACGAATTTGCCGATTCAACACAAGGTGGTAATCAGTTAGCTCGACGTGTTGCAATGGAGAATGGTTTGGGTGAGATCCGTAATGCTGATGGTACGCTAAAGAAAGGTGTACGCGACTACTTGTATAACTACTTGTATCAAGCGGGTTCAAATCAAAAGCATAGTAGAGTTGAGAGTAACTTTCAGATACCTGGAGCACTTAATCCTTCAGGTGAAGGTGCTAAGAATAACATCTGGTCACAAGCTCTAACTAAACGGCATGTTGTTAATAACCCAGTTGCTAAAGACTTTAAGAAGGTTAATAAGGAAGCTATAACAAGCCACATTAATTCACGACTTCGTAAAGCACGAATGGCTATTGTACAAAGTGATCCTACTCTTGATACCTTTAGCTTTGGCGAGATGGAACGTAATGGTCTCACAGATGCGTTCTTACAAGGTCTTGATCCAGCAATACGGAATGAATATCTTGTCGCAAGACGGCTTTCAGAACAACCTGTTACTAATATAACAGAGTATGTTGATATTTATCGTAAGAGTGATGGAACCTTTGATAAGGAAGCTTTCAATACTACGCATAGAGGAATGCTCGGAATAATGGAGGATGTGTATAAAGAAGCTGGACATGAGGACGTATTTAAAGAGTTGATGAAGCCCAAAGGTGAAGGAATGATTGATCCTAGCGCACCCTTAATAGCGGAACTTGATGAAAAGATTCAGAATCGTTACAATAGCTTTATTGATGAGCATGAAACTATGACACCTATAGGATTTCCTGCTGGTGAAGACACTCATAAAACTATTGAACGTGTATATCGTGGTGATGATGCCTCCGCAGAGTTTGGTGCACTTACAGGCACATTGCTCTTTGATAAGGATGGAAAACAACATACTATTCATGAGCTTGCTAAGAAAGCTGGTGTCGATTTAAACGATGGTGATGAGATGCGCAAGTTTAAGTCCCAAGTACAACTTGCTGGTCTTAATATTCCACTTGTAGATAAGGAGGCGATGGAGTGGACAATCCAAGGTGAGACGTATTGGATGCAATCTGATGAAATTGAACGTCAGATTAATGCAGCGGGCTTTGAGGGTGCTAGGCAAGTGATGCTAGGAGAGACACGCGTGTCGGAACCCACTACTATTAATCTCGGTACCCTAGGTGATCTAACTGGAACGTGGGAAGCTGACTATGCATTTGATGATAATGATCAATATATAGGTAAAGGAACTTTCTTTAGAACAACGATCAATGGGAAACCAGCAAGACTATCTATTAAACAAGTTGCTCGATATTTTGCGGCATCTAATGGAATCTACCAATAATGGCTGATATAAACGAACAGAATCGACAGGACGGTTTTATGACCGATGAAGAGTTAGCTAAAGCTCTTGGAGTAGAGCCTTTAAAGGATGATCCTATTAAAGAGCCTATACCAATAGGAGCTGTCCCAGATGCTACTGATGAAGACTTAGAGTGGTTAAAGCAGAATGCGCAACAAGGTGGCATGGACAATGGTATGCTTGACCTTGCTTCACCTTATCAAAAGCTTGGTAAGTATGATAAGAATATGCCTTATGGTGCTAACCAAACTACGTGGCGTGCTGAACATCAACCGTGGACACATCAAGCTGCTAACTCATTTGTACAAGGTATTGGTGGTGGTCTTCTAACAGCTATTGAGGATGCATCTTATATTCTTGATGTTGAAAGTCATCTAGGTTTGCTACAGGGTGAGGAAGATGCAGGTAGTAACTGGATCGCTGATCTTGCTAAACAAGGTAAAGAAGCATTACGAGAAGATATTGCTCCGATCTATCGACGTGATCCTGGTTCTATTATTGATATGGGAGACTCCGGCTTTTACTGGGGTGCTTTTGCATCACTGTTAGATTCAGCAGTCGGCTTTGGTGTTACCGGTCTTGGAGTTGGTACTGGTGTAAAAGCATTAGGAAAGTGGGCAGGTAAAGGTCTTGCGGGTTTGGCAAGAACTCGTGGTGCAGCACAGGCTGTTCGTCAAGCTCGTCTAGGAAAGTATCTTGAGGGTATATCACCTTACCTAGAGGGTCTTGGTGCGAGAGGTCAACAATTTACCTCTGCCATGATTACTAACTACGGGGAAGGTAAGATGATGGCAATGGAGACGTATGAAGAGACGTTGGCCGAACTGAAGGCATCAAACCCCGAGATGTCTGAGGAGCAAATGAGAACTATTGCAGGAGAAGCTGCTGATGATATGCTGGCGTGGAACCGGGCTTTCATCTTTACTGATGCGTTAGCACTCGGTAATATAATGAGAGGTTTTGGATCTACTCGCCGTGAAGCACGTCAACTTGGAGCTAAAGCATTTAGAGATTCCTTTAAGAAGCTATCTGTCGATAACCCACTTGTACAAGCAGTTGGTGAATCTGTAGAAGAAATTGGTCAGAACGTCATTCAGAAGGAGGCGAAGTTTCAAGCTAAGGATCGTGCTGGTGTAGTCTTTGACTATGGTATTCCGACAACGATGCAGGAACGTTTGTGGTCGTTTGCTACTAGTGAACAAGCTCTTCTTGAAGGTGTTATGGGATTCCTTGGTGGCCCAATACAATATGGTATTATACAAGGTCCTGGTGACCTCATGAACAAAGACCGTATCAATGAGGACTACACCAAGCAACAGGAGCAAATTAAGCGTAACAATGCTTATGTCGAGAACAAGTTGCAGGAGCAAATCAATCGTGGTATTGCATTACGTCAAGCTACGAATCAAGGTGAGAGTGCTGCTGCTGAATATATACGGGAAGATAGCTTTATTGATTTAGCATACGAGAACTTTGAACGTGGTACTACGGATAAGTTGGAACGTACGCTCGAAGGTGCGGTATCTGATAAGCAGGCTGAAATTAAGGCTGCTAAGGATGCGAATGAGAACACTGCTATGCTCGAAGAGGAACTGGCTGAACTTAATCAGTTTCAGAAGCGGATGATCACGATGGAGAACCAGTTCTTAGGACTACGTGCTAAGTACTCTAATCCTGTATTCCAACCTCGACTTAAAGAGATCTTTAGATTGTCACGTCATCAAGAACTTGCTAATAAACATCTTGAAGAAGTTGACAATAAAATTAGTGCCCGCAAGGAGAAGTTACTCTCCGATCTCGCACGGGAACGTGGGGATGCTATCAATGCAGACGATATTGATATTCATGTTGCAACTAAAGAGCGTGATGAGCTGAATACTCTTATTGAAGAGCATGAGGCTATGAAGCAAGAGATTCAGAAACGTAATAGTACGATCAAGATGCTTGAGGATAAGGGTCTTGAGCCTCCTCATAAAAAGACTCCTACTAATACGATTACGCGTCAGATCAATAAGATGAAGGCGCAACGTGATCAGTTGGAAGGTAAGATTAAGGTGCATCAAGATAACCTGGCTGCTATTGATCGTAAGCAAGCAACGATTGAGTCTAATGAGTTTGATGGTGATCATGAACTTAGTCGTGATCTCAAGGAACGAGCTATTATTAGAAGTTTCAAGGATTCCGTCACAAGTCAGCTTGCTAATGCTACTAGCTTAGAGCAAGCTAAGAAAGACTTTGAGTTGGCTAAGAAGCTGATGAAAGAGAAAGCTGAGGCTGACAAAGCTCAACGTAAGAAGGATGCAGCTAAGGCTAAGCGAGAGAAACGTGCTGGTAAGAAGATTGCTAAGAAGCAGACTGAGAAAGAATCTGGTGAGGAGAACACTGATCCCACAGTTGCTGGTAAGAGTACTGATGGTAAGAAAGAAGATGGTGCCAAGAAGACGGAAGAGACAGGTACCGGTGTAGTTACTGATCCTAAGAAACCACCTAAAGTATATAAGCCTAATGAGAATCCGTCGCAAGTTACTGTTGACGGTATTGGTGATAATGGTAAGAAGGCGATGGTTAAGATCTTCTACAAGAAGGACACCGTCGATCGAGTGATCATGATGCAGGGTCTGAACGCTGCCATGCTTCCTATAGAAGGCACGATTAAGCGTGGTGAGGAAGAGAAGATATGGGAACAAATTGCTGATAAGTTTACGCCTGAGGAGGCTGCTGAAAGCGGGGACGGTCAGGATGGTGGTAGTGCAAAGCCAGGAACTGGAGCTACGAATCCTAAGAACCCTGCTAATGTATCAACTACTAATACGACTAATACGGAGAAGCCGCTTGAGATTAACCGTATTGCTAAAGATCTTGACAAGGAAGCTAGTGAGACTATAACTGATGAGAATGGACAAACAGTTCATCTCGATAACAAGTTACTGTTGTGGGGTCACAATAAAATATCTTATGTTTCTAGACCTTTCCAAAGGAACGGTGATCAGATTACTGATGAGGGTAATGAGCTGAGTCAAGAACTTCGTGATCCGTTGATGCTGGCTATCGGGTTCTATACCGAGGGTACTAAGGTTACATTGGAAGTTGATCGTGATTATGATGATGGTACTAATACTTACGCATCACTTGTTGAGAAAGGTGCTGATAAGGAAGGTAACCAGAAGTATGATCACATTCCTATTGCCATCAAGAATGAGAATGGTAAGATTATTGGTTATCTAGCAGATACTGATAGCATACCTAATCGCGTTGTTGGTGAGAATGTTGAGGATGATTTAGAGATGCTACGGATAGCACGTGAAGCTATTGTGAAGCAGGGAGTTTACCAATCGAAGATCGAGCATAAGAGTCAAGGTCACTTAGCCTTTACTGCTGGTAAGAAGCCCATGAGTGTTGCAGAGGCTTTCAAAGATCCCAATGTTTCTATTGGTGTTAAAACTTCTAAAGGTATTCAATACTTTAACGGTAAGTCACCTGCGGGTGAGTATGTTGGACACGATCTTAATAGTGGTCACTTGTATGCGTTCGTACCTAAGACAAAGGATAGCTACTTTGCTATACCTCTTATGTCTACAAGACTAGACACACGACCTGAAATCGTTACTTCTATTGTAGAAGCTATTCGTTTACATCTTACACAAAACCTTACTACAGAAGCTTTTAAAGCTGCTGAAAAAGCTGGCTTTAACTTATCTACTGCCAAAGGTCTTGAGAATTATGTACGTCTCTTTATGGATACTGCACACCTTGAAAAGGGTGAGTACCTCCGCGACAAGATGGAGACGGTTGAGAACGAAAACGATTCCTTTATACATATTACACCTAACGGTATTGACATTGCGATAGGTGGGAATAAGCTATACATGACAGCAATGCTTGATGAAGATCAGAACATGGTGTTTCGATCTGGTCTTGGTGAAGATAGTGTACTGATTGATTCCGAAGAGTTCTATCAAGGTGTTGCTGATGTTGTTGCCCTTAGTTATTTCCACGCTAGTCTTGATCCAGCTCAACAAGGTCAAACTCCTTTTGAGACAGGTAAGATTAAGTATCCTCTTATTACAGAAACGGGAGATGCAAAAATTGTTGAGACGGCTTATGATACATTTCTTAAAGGTGTACATACTACTAATGTCGTACAGTTTGATCTGGGTGATGGTAACTATACTGTATTCCAACAACCTAATATAACTGTTACTGTTCCTACGGAAGTGCCGGGACCGGTCGAGGATGTTGAAGTTAAGACTGAACCTAAGAAGAAGGGTAGTCCTACTACAGTTGAATCTAAGGCGCGTGAAATACTTGATAGTATAGATGAAGGTGGTGTTCCTGCCTTTATTACTAATGCACTACGATCTGTTGCAAAAGGTTTAGATATTCCAATATTAGGATCGGATACTCCTAACGCTGTTATTGAAAAGATTCGTGCTAAGCTTGAGGGTACTACTGTTGAGGATGCTCCTATACAGACTAAACCTAAGCCCGAGCCTAAGAAGTACGGTGATGATGAATTAGGTACTTCGTTTGTAACTGGTGCAGTTGCTGCTGAACCAGAGAAAGGTGACATTAGTGATCCTATAATCCAAGAGGCCATTGATGAATACGCAAGGTTCCGTGTTGATGGCATTACTGCTTTACAGCAACACGAACTTGTCAGCTCATTTGCATTTGGTGTTCTTAATCAGCTTGTTGCAAAACAGGGTAAGAAACTAAGCTACGGTCAGATCATTGCTGAAATTAAAGCTAATCTTGAGGCGCAAGAAAGGAACGTACGTGCCGATGGTAACGATGAAGTTGCAGACAAGGTTGCAAATATTATCAGTGATAAGAACTGGCCGAAGATTGCTGAGGCTATTAAGAGTAGACTAAAGCGAATCAATGGTATCAAGATTAGTGAAGGTAACACTAATGATGATCACCAAGAAGCTAATGAGTCTCTTGATATTGAAGGATACAACGAGAAGACTGATTACGATAAGACTAATATTGAATTGAATCCTCACGATACCTTATCGGGACGGTTAAAGCTGTTCCTATCTGGTATCAACCAAGTTGATAGACGACGACCTGATGGTAAGAAGCGTGCTTCTTATTTAATGGTTGAACTGTTTGAGGCTCATGATGAAGTATATGCTGCACTGCAAGCTATCTTAGCAGGTGCTGCACCTAAGTATAGTGAGGTTATTGCTCGACTCAAATCTGCTAGAGATCGTAACGTACAGCCGTACCTTGCACAAGTAGTTGATAAGCTTGAAGCTGCTGGTGAGCAAGTTCAGAATGAGTTTGCTACTGAAATGACTAAGGGTGCTGTCAAGATGAAGTATGTCATCCAGGACGGTCAAAGTATGAAGGTAGTTGACTCGAACAGAACTGCTGAAGGACGGACGCTGATGGATATGTGGATGTCGAACCTACGGGCAAACGACGATATGTTCCAGACGGAAGATGGTGATGTACGTTATACAGCAGAGGATGTTGAACAGATTGAGAAGGATTTCAATACTGTCAAGCAGCATGTCAAGAACCGATTGGGGCCAGAGAATAAGGACTACCAAGAATGGCTAGATACAGCAGTACGGTTGTATGATCAGTATCTCTCTCATTTTGGTATCGAACTCGAACCTCTTGCACTTGAGGAATCCGTTACGCATAATGGTATATGGACACAGCGCATTAAGCCTAAGACTGGTGCGCTTGTTATACTATTGGAGCGTGCTCAGCAGAGTGCTAAGACTGGTCAAAGTATTGAAGAAGTTTCTCTCTTTGAAGATAACGCTATACGTCGTATGGCAAGTCATAATGCTATATTCCGCAATGACGTCCATGCACATAGCTTTTATAATGGTAAGAATAAAATGATCTATGGATATGCTTATAATAAGTATATGAATGATCGTTTTAGATTACTACTTGATCCTCAACAAAGTCTCCTTGAGAACCTCAAGGAGATGGCGTACAACAAGAATGCTCGTTGGGCCAAGCTGTTGGAAAGTGATCCCGACATGCAGGAGGTCTTCGATATGTTCCTCGTTGATGCATATAAGTCTGAGGGTCGTCAGAAAGGTAAAGAGACTGGTGAGTTAACTGATCCAGAACTTAGTGTACTGGAACTTGCTCTCTTTACAAACAATGGTCGTATGCGGAATAAGGGTACGAAGCGTATCGTTCATATGCTCTACCCAAATACTGGTAAGAAAAACCTGACTGCATTGACTACTGTAGGTGTTGATACTGCAATGAACTCGGAAGAGAATCTAGCAGACGATATGGTTGATATCTTATTCGAGGAGATGGTTAAGCCTGATATGGATAGGATACACGCTTTCACGAATGTCAACGTGGACAACCCACAGATGCAAGGCGGTAAAGGATTGTTCTACTTTGTTCCGGAACTTAATCATGAAGGTGGTAGTACTCTCGTACAGGAGCTGTATGATGAAGATGGAGTCTTACTTCCAATGGCAGATCTGGAAACCGAAGTTGCTAGTAATGGTAAGACTCATATTCAGAACATTAAGGATATTGTAGCGTCGCACTTCCAGTCAAAGCTAAACGACCTTATAGCAAAGTGGGAAGAACACGGGATCATTCAGACCTCATCTAATGGTAAGAAGTATCTCAAGAATGTTGATGGTTCTTATCTTACTCATGCCAAAAACATGAGTGCAGCTAGTGGTGAGAAACTCATGAAGTATGTGGCAATGGACTTCTTGATGAACTCACTCGTAGCTAATACAAACATCTTTAAGTTGTTTGCTGGTGATCCTGCACTCTTTTGGACTAAAGGTGCTGATGTACAAGCTCAAGTTCGTAACACATTCGATAACATTGGTAAACGACTTGCTGGTGATGATGCACCCGGTCGTCCGCGTGTACTCAATCCCGTTAAGAGAAACATCATTTACGGTATAGTTGATGATCGTAAAGCTAGGTCACTTAATGAAGAACTTGCTAAAAAACATAAGGAGTACGCTGCTATTAAAGGTGCTGACTCACAGGAGTGGACTACTCTTGAAGAACATCTTGATGTACTTGTAAGTCAAGGTATGATACCTCGTGAGCAAGCAGAAAGATGGTTACGTCTTGAAGATAAGAAGCAACTATCCAAGCAAGACTTGTCACAGATCTTTGAACTTACTAAAGCATTACAACCTCAGAAGCCTGTCTATCGTTGGAACTACCGACGTGCAGATGATGGCTTAACTGAACGTGCTGTATATATCAAGTCATCTTCTATCCCATTGATCAAGCAGCTGACTGAAGGCTTGGAGATTGATAAGGTTCGACAGAAGATGATCCAAGGTAGGGTAGATCGTGTTGCTTCACGTTCTGCTTGGAAGTTGGGTGCATTAATATCTCAAGATGGTGATACTAGTACTTCACAACTTTGGGATGAAAATGGTGATGTAAGAGACGACTTTGAATTTGATGCTACAAATACTCTGGCACTACCCTTAGAGGGCTTTAGGATTCAGCAGGACATACCTTATAATCCTAATAAGTCTCGTATTAAAGATGCTACTCAGCAACGGAAGCTCTTGTTAGTTGACCTGTTGCAGCATCCCGAGATGTCCGAGATTGCTAAGAGATATATGGATAACTATACTCAGCTCTTTGAAGCAAAGGCTGAATACCTACTTAACACACTGTCACCTAAGAATGAGGAGACCGGTGTTAGAGAGCTGAATGTTTCCGTCGTACAGAAGAAGCTACACGAAGAAGCAATAGCTCGTGGTTATCCTAATAACGATATTGCACTTCTTGCTTTGCCGGAAGCAGAGTTTATAGCTCAACTTCCGTTCTCTAACAGTAGAACTCGTGTTGAAAGTCTGCTCAACTCTATTGTGCAGAACAAAGTTCTTGAGAATAAAGTACCTGGTGCTGGTCACGTACTGGTATCGGAGGATGGTTGGAAGCTGAACAAGGAGATGCTCGATGATGAGGCGGCCTTACAAAAGTTCCTAGATAGTCCTGGTAACGGTATTGTGTTTACCGATAATTATAAAGGTGAACTAAAGCCTGCGAAACTAGAGGATCGAATGGTTGAAGAAGAGCAGTTCGAGGAGGTTAACCGCATGGAGCGAGTTAAGGCTCTCGTTGCTAAGGGTGGACATAAGAAGTCAGTTAAGGTTGATGTTGCGTATAAAGATAACAACAAGCCTGCGAAGGGCATGAAGGCTAAGACATTATTTGGTGCTCTTAAAAGTGGTGAAGCTACTGGTATCAGTACACAGTATAAAGAGTTTGATACACTTGCTGAAGGTGATGTTATTCGAGTTGAGGGGCCAAGTGAGGCTGCCTTCTATAAGATCGTACAGAAGCGAGAAGCATCAGAGACTACTCCCGAAGAGTTTGCTAAGGTGCAAGGTCTTGATGTTGAAAACGTTCGAGCTAACTGGCGACGCGCAAGTGCCGAAGAAACTGGTGAAGCCGTACGCGGCATCGGTTACGAAGATCATGTACAGTTAATCCTGGAACCCGCCGAGACAGAATTTACTGAAACATTTGCTGGTGGTGCGTTCCAGATTAATACTGAAGGCGGTGATCAGAATATGGTTCTAGAAGAACTGGCTGCCGAGTTTAATCTTAACATATCAGCATATCATCATAGGGAAACTCCTTCAAATCTTGCTAATACAATTCGACTTAGTGAAGGTCAAGAGACTGCTGCAAGTAATGCACTAGAGCAAGCGGCTCTTTCCTTACCTAACAAATCAATACCGGAAGGTGATAAGGGCAGGTTGGTTAGAGCGCATATACGCGCTAGTCACCGTGTTGTTATGGAGTCTAGTGAGATTATCATGACTGGTCGATTCAATGGTGATCATCTTGAAGATCAGGGAGCATGGACTGCTCAGATGGCTATTGATCAAGGTAAGAAAGTTAGCCTCTATGATAATCTTACTGACAAGTGGTATGTCACTTATTATACCCCTGCTGATGGGTTTGTAGGTTGGAGAGAGCTTGACGAACTACCAAAGCTTAAACCTAATACTGGTATAGTTCTTGCCTTCGGTAATACGAACAAAGGTCGAGATGCTATCAAAGCTGCGATCCGAAATACTTTCGTGGAAAAACGTTCGCTTGGTAAGAAAGCTGTTCCCCAAAAACGTGTTCGACCTGCACAGGTGATCGTACCGTGGAACTTTAGAGATCATAATGGCAACGTCATTCCGATGGAGCAATTCATGAATGACGATGGACGTATTGATATGACTAGGATTCCTGCGGAACTATTACGTAGCTTTGCCTATCGTATTCCTACATCTAATCAGTCTTCGATGGCGGAGGTTGAGATAGTAGGGTTCTTACCGATGGAGCAGAACATGGTCATTGCTACTAGGGACTTCGTTGCACAGATGGGATCTGACTTTGACGTGGATAAGTTGTACATGAACTTCTTCAACTTTGAGACGTATACCGATACTGATGGTCAAGTTAAGATGCGTAGGTATCAGCATAGTGAAGCAGAGATTGAGAAGAAGTGGGCGGCTGAGAAAGCACGTCTTGATGAAGAACGTGAGAACGATGCTAGTGTTAATACGATCTGGGATAAGGAAGATGCCATTCTACAGAGTAAGATTAAGCGGCTCCAGGATGAACAGCATGAGATACACTTAGAGGTGATGTCACGGCCCGAGACTTATGACCTGATGACCAATCCTATTGGTTACGGTCAGTTGGAAGAGCTTGCTGCCGAGATCGACTCGAAGCTAAACAGTGCTGGTGTCTTTAGTCCTGCTACTAGTATGTATCAGAGAGATAGGTACTTATCTGGACGTCAAGCTAAGGCAGGCGTCGGTGTATTCTCACTGGTAACTACCTTCATGAGTACGGTACAGATGTCAGGGAAGCCGATGTACTTTGCTACTAAGAACGAGAATACTGGTAGGTTACATGAAATACGGTTCCGATTCGGAGAGCAGTATGGTACACGTATGGATAATCCGTTAGGTCATGGTGGTGTTCGTAAGTCACAAGTTGCGGCTTACTTCCAGAATGCAGCACTTGATGATGAAAAGATTGGTGCATTAAGTAAGCTTAATATTAATAACTCTACCTATCCTGTTATTAACGCATTGATTGTTAGTGGTTTTGATGAGCGTACAATATCAGCTTTCATTAATCAGCCTATCGTTAGAGATTATGTTACAGCACTTAATAAGTATCAAGGTACGTTTGTAGAAGATGCTGACAACAATGGTGCTGCTAAGTTGGCTTATGCCGAAGTAGTTGAGAAGTATAATTCACCGGAGTTCGAGCAGACGTTGCAAGAATCTAATGAAGATTATATGCTTCTTAATATGGCACGTCAAATTAGTTCTGATACTATGATGGATCAGATTAATACTGAAAGTGACATTGAAACACAGCGTGCTTTACTTGAGTACTTTGTACATATCAAACGATTCGGGGATGACCTACGGACTGCTACTACTGCAATTAACAGTGATAGTAAAGGTATTCCTAAGTTCTACTCTCACTCGGTATTGAAAGAGGAAGATGCACGGAAGCTAGGTCAGCTAAAGATATATAATGCTCCTGCACTACTTGGTGACTTCTTTGAGAACATAGAAGAAGCAGATGAAGGTTTAGAACTTACTAGTTTCAATCCTCGTACTATTAATGGTCTTGCTTATAAGTTTGGTTTACATATCAACAACCAACTTTGGAGAACGATACTTCCCTACGATAACGATTTCTTTAATGAGGTTGTTTCTCGTATAGAACATACGTCTGGCTTACGGAATAGAGGCCACGACGCAAGAGGCGCACTACGACATCAAATCTCTCTCGAAGTTGCCTCTTATATGAGTTCAGCTCTCACAGAGAATGTTCAACAGCTCCGAGGACGTCTTACTAAAGATACTAAGACTAATAAATCTCTTGCTTCGATTGTCAAGATGTTGAAGGAGCAGAGTAAGCTTGCTGACAATGCATTCTTTAGGTTATTGAAGCATCATGTTACTAAGAAGAACGATGGTCTTTCTCTTGTTTATATTGAGAATGCATCAGCACGACGTATAACAGAGGAGCACATTCATGCTGGTTTCATGAGTCTGCTAGAGGAGAATAGACCACTTGGTACGTTTAATGGTAAAGAATATACTACCAATGATCTTGCTATGGATCTGGCGATGTATGATATTCTATCTGGAAATCATGATGCTCGTTCATTCTCGCGGTACGTACCGTTCCCATTACGACGACGACTTCTAGAAAGAGCTGTTGGTAAGGATAATACTCTTTGGCATGATAGTGAACGTATGAAGCCAGAAGCATTCCTCATGCAGTATTACCAACACAAGCCTTACCATGCTAAGCGTATCACTGCTAGTAACTCTGGTATGTTCGTTGCTAGTGATAACGAAGAGATTGGTAAAGCTAAGGTACTGATGGTTGATCCGGAAGCACTTGAAGGTAATGAGAAGTGGCAGAACGAATTGGTGAGTATGGATGAGAAAGATAAGGGTGGGCCAATGAAGTACTTCTCGGTACGACGGATCGTAAATAAGAAGCCGCAATGGTCATTGTATGTCTTCGATGGTTCTAATGCTGAAGGTGAATATATCTACAAGCAGATACCAGTTCTCGGTACGTTTGGTATGAGTGAGTATGTTCGTACAGTTGGTGATAGTCCTATTCAGTCGTTGATGGAAAAGAACAATAGACGTGCTTTCCAAGAACTTGAGAATCCGAATAGTACTCTACCTAACAGTACTGATAGTACGAACCCTGTTATTAAGACAGAGTCTACGACGCCTAAACGTCCACGACAATCTGCTGTCTACGATGCTCTTCCTGCGTTTCCGAAAGCAACTAGACTCTTGGAACACGTTACTGGTATAACTGGTGTTCCTGCATACGAGTACTTTGCTAACTATCTGCTGGATGGGTTCCGTGATGTAATGAATCAGGTAACTATCGTTAATGATGATGAGACTAGTAAGGATGAAACGGACAAGGATGCACTCTTTAAAGTGACTGAGGATGGTAAGGTAAGTATTACATTCTATCGTAAGGCAATGCATCAACGACGTTACTCACGTGAAGATGTAATGCGGGTGATCTTCCACGAGTTGTTCCACGTGGTAACATGGGAGCAGCTGGAGGATGTTATGAAGAAGCGAGAGACTGATTCAACCATGAAGAAGCTCTATGCAGAGTTGGAAGAGATCATGAAGTATGTGAAGCCTAAGATGTTTGCCGCAATTGATGATCTTGAAGATGAAGCACTCAAGAGCAGGTTGCGACAGCTTGAAGGTGAAACAGCGATACATGAGTTTGCTGTTGAGATTCTTACAGACAAGGCGGTACAGAAGATCTTGAATAAGATCCAACTTCCTAAGTCTCTCAAACGACGTGCTAATACATCGGATGACATTAAAGATGGTGTTGTTAAACTTATATCCGCATCCTTAGAGGGTGATGCCTACGATCCTAATTCTGCTCTTACTAGAGCGATGGAAATCGCACTACAGGTTACTTACACTAAGAGACAGGAAATTGGTAAGAAGGCTAGTGGACATGCTTTTGAAACAGGTGCTGTTGCTCCAATAGAAGCCGATCCATATGCACGTACGGGACCGCCCAAGGGAGTTGACAAGATCATAGCTGACCGGCAACAACGTGTCAAGGAGATCCAAGGTACTATCGCTCAGATACGTGGTGTTAAGGGATCTATCCTTCGAGTACAGGAACTTGAATCCCGTATTCGAGTACTAAATCGTGAGATAAAGAACTTGCGGAATCGTAAGACACTCAAGAAGATTGATCTGTTTGCTGCTCGTGATCTTGATCGAGTTAGACAGATTGTAGCTAAGGGTGATGATATGAGACCTGAACATTTCTTCGAGGCGGAACGAATCGTGAACCTTTGGAAGAAGTCGATGGACGTGCTGTTCACTCAAGAAGAACGTGAAGATCCTGATAATGAACTAGTTGCTAAGTTAGAGGAGTACAAGAATACTGCTGAACGACTTGAAGGTCGTCTTTCTGAGGGTCGTGATAAATTGATGAACAAGTACATGGAGTCGGTAGGTGTTAAAAAAGGTATTGATCAAATACTCCAAGAGTCGAAAGACGTGGACTGGCTACATGCCCAGACGTTAGATATTAGTCGTTTTGATAATGCCATGTTCCAAGTTATTAGTAAGTTTGTTTGGGATGCTGACATGCACTTCAAGAACGAACTAGCGGAGTTTGAAGAAGAGTTCAATGGTATTGCTGAGAAAGCTATTAAGAAACTCAAGGAACGAGGCTATAAGGGTGATAGGTTGTATGATCTATTCAGACAGAAAGATGAACGTGGTCGTTATACAGGTTGGACTGTTTCACCCTTCACGCCGGAGTATTACTGGATGCGAACGAAGCTTGCTAATGAAGCTAAGAAAGAAGGTGGCGAAGCTTGGACTAAGTATTATGACTTCATTCGTAAGAATAACCTGACGTTCGATTTCCGAAGATTATTCAAGATTGATGAAGTCTTTGAAAGTGAGGAGGATCGTGCATACAATCATACGTTCCTATCGGCTGCAATGAAGGAAGGTGATCAAGCACATCGTGATGAAATACGAGAGATCATTGGTGACGCGGAGTATGAGAAGATGATGGGGCAAGCTGCCGAAGCTCTTGAGAATTACAAGTCCGATTATGAGCATGCTAAAGAAATGATTACTGAGGAGATCAAGGACGAGGAAGAGCGTAACAAGTTGATCCGGAAATGGGTGAAGGAGAACAGTCCTTATTGGTATGGCGAGCGTGTTATTGATGGTGATAATACTAAGGTACGTGGTGCACTGAAGGATGTGAAGAAAACGGAGAATGATTATGTTCCTTCTATCGCACGTACTGATGAATATGCTGATGAGAACTTTAAGGAGATTGCATCAGATGAAGATTTGTTGCGCTTCTATGATTACTACACCAGACAGATGCGACACGTCCGGCAGATACTTCCAGACCACGCGGTGGAGCACATGAGTCAAAACTCAGTTGCATATCTCAAGAAGTCAGTGGGTGATCTGATCGTGAACAGTGGTAGTCTTACAGCTGGTATCGGTGTCATTATGGATGCAGCTAATAAGATGATTGCACAGAATGAAAGAGAGAGTGCATTCGTATCTACTGATCCAATTACGGGCGAAGCTGTAACAGGATTTAATATAAAGATACCCTCTGATAAAGCTGCTGTTGATGATATCGTTGATAAGATGCGTCTTGCACATATTGCTGACAATGGTCAGGAGCCAACACTCGCTGAAAGACGGGAGATGATAGCTGTAGCTAGAGATAAGGTTGCGCATGATAAGAGATTTGATCTTGAAGCCGCTCTCAAGTATTCGGTAATGATGGGACTTAGCTATAAGCACAAAGCTAGAGTTGAGCCGGCGGTTAAACTCGCATCTCGTATCATGAGTAATGCCGCAGAGGTACAGCGTACTGCTGACGGTCGAAACGTGATTGATCGTGCAACAAAGAAGTTAATGTATAAGGATAATGTAGGAGCTTTTGCAATGCAACGTCGTGCACTTGATCAATTCATGCGACACTTCTATGGCATCCCTCAAGAACACGAAGGTAGCTGGGGCAAGTGGTTGACTACAGAAGAGAAGCAGGAGCGCAAGGAGATGGAAGATCTTCTCGACAAGTTACGCAAGCAATATCTCGATGGTGAGCTTGCTCACGAAGAGTACGAGAAAGCTAAGGCTCGTGTCGAACAGCGTCTTGAAAATCTCGGTCAAACAATTAAGCCAACGAAGTTTGTTAAGGCTGCAATGAAGATGGTACAGTTGAAGGGGATGGGCTGGAACTTCTTCTCAGCATGGAACAACATTAACTTCGGTGTAATTGCTAACTGGGTTACTGCTGCTGATAGAAGATTCTATACACAGAAGGAACTTGCTGCGGGTTATGGTTTAACACTTCATAGTATTGGACGTAACGCAAGCTTCAACATGATAACTACTGATACTGCTAAGAAAATCCGGAGTCTTGTTCGTAAGTTTAATCTGGATGATCTTACTCATGAGTATCAGCGTAACAGTGTAGGCAAGAAAGGTTGGTTCCCACAGAGGTTGATGCCGTTGGCAATGATGTCAAGCTCGGAATACTTGAACTACGCGCCGCTTATGGTTGCTATGCTGAAGCATCATAAGATGGAGGACGGTAGTGAAGCATGGGAACATTACGATGCTAATGGTAAGTGGATACATGAGACTGAAGCTGAACCTGATATAGCTGCTAAGATCGTATCGGTTAAGAATATGAATCATGGTAACTACCACGCATCTGCTACTATTCTTGCTGACCGAAGTGTATGGGGTCAAATGTTCATGCAGTTTAGACGGTGGATTGGCGAAGCTTTTGCACAACGCTTTGAGGCTGAAAAGGATGACGCTATACTTGGTGTTAAACGAAAAGGTCGTTATAATACCGGAGTTGGATTCATCTCTTTTACTGGTACCGAAGATATGGGATGGGCACAGGCAACCTTGTTCACACTTGGTCAACTTGGGCGCAAACTTATGTTTGCTGATACAACGTTTGACGAAGCTGGATTTAGTGAAGTTGATGCTGCTAACCTCCGTAAGAATCTACAAGAACTTGTGATCCTGCTTGGTATTGTAGGAACAACTTTGATGTTAAAGATGGCGGTGAATCCTGATGATGAACAGCAGAAGGCAATTATCTACACGCTGCTAAATACTCTTTCAAGATTGCAGATGGACGTTACCTTCTATGCGAATCCGTTTGAAATGGAGACTCTTATACGACGACCTATTCCTATCGCATCTCTTATTACTGATACGTATTCATTTATGGATGCATCTGTTAAGCTGATACTTGGACAGGACGAGATTAAGTCTGGAATCTATGCGGGTCATAGTAGATGGATGCGGGAAGCGGGCCAGTTGATGCCGTTGACCACGCAATTCTACCGAGCTTATTCAGCAAGTAAAATGATTTATTGATTATTACACTATTATATAATATATTGTAGCTATGGCACTAGTACTAAAACAAGCATGGTATCCCTCACAAGACCTCTCATTCATTGCTGTGGATGAGAATAGTCTTGACTATTCACAGGATGGTGATGGAGGTTGGGGAGTAGATACCAATCCGGATCGGGCTGATAGATGCCTCGTCTTCTTCGCGGAGCATGTTAATCCAGATACTGGTACAGCATCCTTCGTTACTCAGACCACTACCACAAACGACACTGATGCAGTAGTCGGTATTGGTGATGGTTTAGGTCTTACGAACACTGATACTACACGATTTAAAATTGAATACTCCGAGGATGGTTGGTTTATCTTCTATATGCTTCCGATCGAGAGGGATACTACTAGGGTTGCTGCTGGTACTCTTGGTGATCTCTATTTTAATACTGATAATAGTAAGGTTTACTATTACGATGGTAGTAGTTGGGTACTCCTTGAATCTGATAATCTTGATGCTATCAAAACTACTTCTGGTATCAAAATCTGTAATGCCGTTATAGATGGTTACTATCGGAAGTGTATGAATACAAAGGTTCGTACTTTGAAACCTCTTGAGTATGAAAAGGACAATCAACTACGTATTGATATACGGGAGTTGAAGATCAAGCAGTTGGCATTTCGTGCTGCTGCACTTGAGGGAAATTATCTTACTGCTGGTAAACTTATAAAGTCTGCACAAGATGTCTGTAACAGGTTGTAACGATTGCGAAAAGCAAAGTGGTCTTGTTGTTCCTGGTTCCTCTAGTGGAGGATCTAGTGACGCTCTGGATATCGTAGTACAAACGGATACTACACCTCCTCTTACTGTGACTACTACTGAAACGCCTACTAAAAAGACGTTCACGATTAGTTACAATCCGTATGTGGGTTTTAGTGCTGCTCTTTCTCTCGATAGTATTGTATGCAGTCCTAGCTTGAAGAGTGGTAACACCCCGCTAAGAGGTGTGACAGTAACCGATGTAACGCTCTCATGGGCGTTCACTAGAGATGGAGGTGGGAGTATTGATGTTGATCAAGCTATAAATGGTAACGTGATTACGCCTATTTCTACGAAGTCGATAACATACTCTAGTCAAGTGATAACTACTAATCAGACCTATACTCTTGTAGGGGATGATGGTACAACCCAAGAGACTGATAGTGAGAACCTTAGATTCGGCGATGCTTTCTACCGCGGTGAGGTTGAAGCACTTATAACATCTGGTTCGAGTGATGCAGCTGCTATTGCGGTTATTGATGCACTTGCATTCAGTATTAATACAAGTGGTGTTGGTCTGTATGTAGATGGAACTAAATCGGGTGGATCGTGGTACACATACTTTGCGGTACGTGCTGATCTTACACCTGTTTTTGACGATGTTAATGATCCATCACTGGCTGATCCTATGACGTTGGTTAAGACCGTAACGTATAACAACGGGGCGGAATCCATCAGCTACAATCTGTATCGTAGTGTAAATGGTGCCCTAATTAATTCTCGTATTCAAATTAAGAGTATATCATAATGGCAGTTATAAACCCCGACGAATATTACTCGACCTCGCTTGGTTATGTACCTCGAAGTCTTAATCAGAAGGTTTCAATCGCCATAGGTCACACCTTAAAGGGAGGGTTTAACTTCCCTTATCTGGAGGCTCCTGCTGCTGATCCTACTTATTGGGATACACCAAGCGATGGGCCAACTCCTGCTGGCGAAGCTATCGGTTACTTACCTCCATACCGAACTGCTCCGGGTCTGCTTGATCTACATCCGAACAGGATGGTCGAGCAGATGGCGGCTACAGTTAAAATTGGATTCAAGAGGGTTACGGTGGTCTTGTCGCGTAACCCCGATTTCATTTCTATTGGAGATATTACTAGTGATAACTGGAATGAGTATTGGTCTATTATCAGTGAGTTTATTCCAGATAACGCACAGATAACTGAGTTTGCTGAGGATTACGACGGGTCATTACCTGGTCTACCAGAAGATCCCGACTATCCCAAGCGTCCACCATACGATAGTGTTACAGGTTACCCTGCTGGTGCCGAAAGCTTGTGGGAGGATGTTGAAGATACGTCACGCCACAGATGGTATCGTATTTCTTATCTTGATTACGATGAAACAGATACACCAATTGTTGGTTACATTACACCACCTATACCACGATCTCAAGGTTCGACTACATTTGTTCGTGAGGTCAATTACTTTAAACGGAATGGAACAAAAACTGGATCACCTCCCCTATCGTCTGATCGACCTGATCGTCCGCCTGCTTTCACTAGTAGTGGCGTTCCAAATAATAGTCCTACTGGTTGGAGTGACAGCGTTCCTGCTGCCCCTGCAACTGATTATCTCTGGAAGATCACTGCTCTCCAAGAAGCGGACGGGAACATAATAACTAGTCAAGGTTGGAGTGTTCCTCAATATGTTAAGGAAGATGTAGAGACTGTAAGATATTCTAATACTGGTAAGCCTAATCCCGATACGATTGTTGGGCCTACTGAAGATGTAGCTACTGGTAGTAACGAAGCCAACTTGGTTGCTGCTGGATGGGTACCTAGTGCTGACTTTGATCCTTCAATTCACTTCTATATTGCAACACGTACCGGTTCAAGTGGCTCATGGACGAATTGGAAAGTTGAGAGGATCATCGGGGAAAGCGGAGTTCAACGACTTCGTAAGTATAAGCTCTATCCGATCCTTACTGACTATGACGATCCTACTTGGCAAGCAGCTGAGACACCTACTACGGTTGATCCTGCTCCTGATGGTTGGGTTGATTATCTTAGTGCGGAGAATAACTTTGAGGTTAACTTCGTTATTGAAGGTGCAATACTTCCGGATGGTTCCTTCTTAGAACCGTGGTCAGCACCAAGACCTTTTACATCGGTACCTACATATGCGGATCTTATTCAGGTATATGCTGATGATGGAGGTATTGATCTCAACCAGTTCGAGGAGCCTACCTTTAGGTCATCTTTTACTGGTGGCGTTGAGAATCACGATCCAGAAGATATCTGGCTTCGTGCTGAGTTATATAAAGGTGCGCAAGACGTTTATGCGGATACTACTATAACGATTACTCAAAAGTGGTATAAGATCTATAACGATAATGCTTTTATTCCTAGTCCTGCTGTGTTTAGTACAGCTAGACAACATATCGTTAACAATGCTGACGTTATTGGTCGTGCGATCTATCGGGTTGAGATGATACTTGATGATGCAGGACTTAATACTAAGATACAGGATGCTATTACTGCGGGTTACGTTACGCCCACTACATTGCTAGACGGAACGAATGAAACCCGTCCTGTATTTATTGAAGAGATTTCTGTACGTGACTTCGTTGACGGTCTTGACGGACGTGCTCTTAGCGCATCCGCAACACAGTCACGCTTCTTACTTGATACTACTCCAACTCCTGATGAGCTATTACCTGCTGTTATTATTGTAAGGGCTGAAGTCGATAATGTTGATAAAAATGATGTTGAATGGGATTATCTTAATGGTACTGATCCTACTAGTGATCCTTGGGTACAAATTACCGCAACTTCACCCAGTGGAGTTTCAACACCCGCTTATACGTATGTGGATACTGAAAATAATCTGGTACTTGTTGGTGGGGATGTTACTACTGCTACAGATATATTCACGTTAGTAGGCTCGAACGATGTTTACGTAAGAGCTAGAGTTGATGCTAGTGGTTCTCTTACTGCTCTGGAAGATTGGGTAATGGTTAGTAAAGTAGATGCTGGAGCGATAGTCTCTGGTGAAGCTGCTTTTGATGTGTACATAGAGAATCCATTAGAGACAATTAGAGTTGATGCGTTAGGTACACCTCTTGCTGGTGAACTATCAGATGTTATAGCTGATATCGAAGTACGCAAGGGAGCCACTGTTCAAACAAACTCAGCATTTACAGTTACGTGTACAGCAGTTACAGGCGGCTTTACAAATACCGCATGGGTTACCATTACACAGACTGGTGGTGCAGGTGGGACTAAGACTCGGATTGAACTTGACGAGCCTAGTATTACTTGGACAACTACTGAAACAAAGGCCATCATCGAACTTACTGTTACGTTCGGTGCAGAGACAAAGAAGGTCTATATGCAAGTTGCTACAGTCTTAGAACCAGAAGGATTTACAGGACTTGATATAACCTCTAGCGATGGCAACTTTGACTTCTATACGTATCAAGCGGGTGATAGTAAAACTATCACAGCGCAAGTGGTTCAGAATACTGGCTCTGGTCTTACACCTGTTGCAGGTTTTGATTATAAATTCACTATTAGTGATGGGAATTATGATGGTAACACCAGTGGACATATTCTACAGGATAGTAATTCTACCGATCTGGTACTTGATCAAGACAAGGTCAACCAGTTTGTGCAGGTTACGGTTCTCGCTTATCCTACTGGTGTACCGGCTGGTCCTCCGCTCTATACCACAGACTTCCGTATTAACGATCTCCCTGACAATAGAGTCAAGATACTATACAACAGTAACGACCATGACACTCTTCCGAGCACTCCTGGTGCTGCCTATGATACTTATCCCGGGCCTGATCCTGGTGGGGGTGGGTGGTATCGTACTACCGATAGCAACGCCGTGTGGTATAGTAACTCTTATGACGGTGGCCTCACGTGGGACATCCCGAGGTGGATTGCTGGTAAAGCTGGTGAAGATGGAGTAGGTGTTCCTGGTGCAGATGGTGCAGATGGCGCACAGATACTTTACGGTACTGGTGCTCCTGCTGGTGGACTTGGTGAAGTCGGAGATACGTATATTGCAACAGATACTGGTAATGTCTACTCAAAGACTGGTGCTAGTACTTGGACGCTAAAGCTCAACATTATAGGTGATGATGGAGCCGACGGTGACTCATGGGATGACCCTGCATGGATACAACTTAGTCCCTCATGGACTGTTTATTATCGTAAAGATTTAAAAGGTATTGTACATATGAGAGGCGGTGGATTATATAGTGCAGGTGTACTTGGTAATTTACCAGCAGGTTATAGACCTGACTATACGATTCGTACTCATGTAACACTTCCTGCTACCATAGGCGATGGATTTGGTGGAACATTTGTCGCAAATATTGTAGCAGGTGAAGGTCGAATTGAAACAGGTGGTAACGTAGTAATACAACAGTTTACTTCAACACCGCTTATTCAAATTGGTTTTGATGGAATTTCATTTGAAGGACAATAATTATGGCTACGATACAAGAAGATATTATTAGTTTCATTGGTAGTGCTAAAGAGTGGCTCTCCGACCAAGCTGCTGAACTCGTACGCCTTGAAGATAAAGGTCGTGAACGTCAAGCTGATTGGAATAGAATCATGCTTTACATTGAAGAAGCTGATTGGATTATTGCACAACTTAATGATCCGACGTTTAATGTTATTGACGCGGATGGCAATGCAGTCCTGTATTTCGATGATTCAATTACAGAGGCAACGCTTAGACAGCTTATGTCTGACTACTCCTATAGATGGGGTATGGTCATAGGGCCTCACGTTGAAGCATCTCTTGAGAATGTAACCATTCTTAACCAGTCAGGTGGTAGTGGTAGTATCAGTCTACCACCTGGTGGCTCTAATGGTGATCGTCTTATATATGTTGGTCCCGGTGATCAACTTGGTTGGGAGACGCCCGCTACCGTATTTGAAGGTGAAGTAATCTAAATGACATGGCACTAACATTAATTGATTATACTAACTCAAAGAACAAACCCTTTCTTTTTGACAGGGGTCAGAAGGTTAATGTCGATGCCCTAGCTCAAACTATTGAAGCAGGACGACCCATCGCTGTCTTTCTACCTAATGGTAAGGTTGCCTTGCTTGTTGGGGATGGAACTAAGCAGCCTTCTGCATTAAACTACATCGGTGATCCAATAATGGATGACAATACTATTACAACTGTCAGTCTCGGTGGTATCCCTGCCGGAACTGATATTAGTAATGAGGAGATCATCACGATCATTAAAAATCTAATTGCTCCTTATCAGAGCATAACGATAAGCTCGATAACGCTTGACCAGGGGCCATTCGAGTTCGGTGAAACCTTTAGTGGTTCTCTCACCGTCACATTGGGTATAGCGAACCCAGAGAACCTGGCACTGGGAAACGCGGGACTAGTATCTGCTAGTCCTGCAATCTTCCCACAAGAAGCATTTGATCCTAGAATACCTAAGACAATAACAGGTATTAATGTTACATATAACACTAGGACAACTGTTAGTATTAATGTACAACTTACTGATGATCAAGGTGGTGCTACGAATGGCAATCAAAGTCTTGAATGGTTACCTGTTATATGGTATGGCTCAAGTGCATTGACCTCAATACCAGACTTCGCTACCCTTAAAGGGCTTGGTGGAAAACTGCTAACTGCCAGTAGAGCTACTGATCTAACATTCACGAATAACTATTCCTTTATTGGAATTGAGAGTGATATAAGTACTGCGGGCATTGGATTTACGGATATTGATCCAGCTACAGGTGTGGCCCTGTTATCTGCTAGCTTTATCCAGCAACCTGATCTTGCAATTGCAAATGATTATGGAATCCCACGAACGGTTAAGATGTTCCGAAGTGAGTTTCCTTTTGGTGGTATTACTAAAACTCGTATTTCATAATGGCATTTCAAACAACTGTTACTGGCCCGATACGACCTAAGTTTGGTAGCGATGTTTATCCTACCACTTATGCTAATGAGGGATACGGAGGTTGTCATAACAAAGCTAGCATTTCACAACGTGATGCTATTCCAGTGCAACGTCGTTATCCATACATGCTTTGTACCGTTGAGAACTATGGTGGTCAACCTGCTATCTTTTGGTTAGCTACATCAAGTAACCTAGCGGATAACACTAAGTGGGAACTACTCCCGCTGAACGCTACGTTCACGGGTGGAGTTGTATTTAAGGGAACATTCTCTGCTGTTACAGGTCTGAATCAAGATGGAAATGCTATCGCTGATCTCGGTCCATCACCTGTTGGAACAACCAACGGGTTCTTTTACGTATGTACCGAATCGGGTACTATTGACTTTGGTAGTGGTAATCAAACTTTTAACACACTTGATTGGGTTATATATGAGGGTACAACGTGGAGGAAGATAGCACAAGCTGGTCTTGCTGACTGGAATACTATTGCTAATAAGCCTGCTATCATTGATAATATTGCGACAGGCGTCTTTGTCCCAGTAGAAGAGTCTACCCATCTAGCACTTGTCGCTAGAGTTGATGCTCTTGAGTTAATTAGTTTAACACCTACTGACACTATTACGGGGCCAAGTACATCGGTTACTACTGAAACTGCTGTCTATAATTATGCTTATAGTCAGACGTATATTGATGCACTTGAAACTACACTAACTAATGCTATTTCGCTTGGTGCTGCTGGCATTACTGGTGAGTTTGCTGATATTCCTGCAAGGGATGCTGCTAACACTATCACTAATGGAGAGCAATGGCAAGTATTATCTGATGGTAAGGTATATGAGTTTACTGGTAATCTTGGGGATAGTGGTGCGATATACTGGACATTTGTTTATACTAATCTAGTCAATGTCGTTACTTCGGTATTCGGAAGAACTGGAGCTGTAACAGCTCAAGCAGGAGACTATAGTTCAGATCAAATTACTAATGATTCACTATCGTGGGCGGGAGCTTCTGTAACAGCAGCTCTCGATTCTATTGGTGCATATCTTGCAGGTATTCCAGCTAACACTATTGTAGTTAATGATATTAACTTCGATACCCTAATTGGTATTGATGCACAAACCTTATTTGATGATATAGATGATCAGATATTTGCACTTGATACGCTTGTAGCTAATCTTGGTAGTGATGATATTATCAATGACTCTACTATTCCTGGTACTACTGTAAGTGATGCGCTTGATAACCTTGCTGACTATACTTGGAAGGCATTGTATGTTGATCCTAATGTCGCTACGACGGGAAGTGGAACTAGGAATAGTCCCTTTAAGACTATTGAAGAAGCCGTTGTAGCTAGGAATGCTGACAGTAGCAATGCTTACGTAATCTATCTAGCAGAGTTTATAGCTTACAATTTTACTAGTTCACTAACGACTGGTGATCCTGTTTACTTTAAGTTAATAGCTGGTAATAACCGACGTAAGTATGTTTCACTTGCACCAAAAATTAATGGTGATGTAACGGTAGTTGCAGAGAATGTACAGCTATCAACGAGTTTAACAGGAGCATGTGTTGCTAAGTTCTATGCTATTGACTGTACTATTACAGGTAATAACTGGTCACTAGCTAGTGCCGGATCGGAGTTCCACTTTATGGGATGTGATGGGCTTAGTGTTGGTACACTTAATACCAGTACTGACATCTTTATATATGAGGGAACGAATTTAAAGTTGAACAACCAACTTAATGATGTTACTATTTATGATGGTAGGGCTAGAGTAGATACAGCCGTTGTTCACACGATTGCAGGTGACTTGAATCTTCTAGGTGGTCGATTTGATTTCGATAATGGTCAGATTAATATTGGTGGAACTGCTAATTATGGTGGGGGTATAACAAACTTTGATGTTAATACAGCTGCGAACTACAATCCTACTGCTGAATCTTTTGATGTAAATACTAGTGCTCTTGGGGTAAACCTTTCTATTCTCTCACCATCAACAATTTGGTATGTAGATACAACAGTTGCTGCTGGTGGAGTGGGCACAGCTAATGATCCATTTGATACTATTGCTAGTGTACCTAGTCCTGGCTCAGGTAATCATGCTACAATACATCTTAGTGGCAATCCGGGTGATAACGCGGGTACACTTACTGATGCGACGGCCGGTGTTAGTTATGCAATCATTGGCGATGGTGGAGCTGATATGACATTTACTTGTAATGTAACAGGTGTAGGTTCATCCATACATACTCATGGACTTGACTTTACTGTTACTACTTCTGGAAACCAAACGTATCTTGTAGCAGGTGGACAAATGTCTATTACTAGTTGGAGCGCATTCATGAACGTGACCTTACAAGAGGGTGCTGTTCTTAATAATGCTTCTGGTGCTAGTATAATTATAAATCTTACTGCAAGTACGACGAGTCTTATAATGAGACAGTCTGCGTTTAGATCTATCCTACACGATGTTGAAATTCGGTTTAATGGAGGAAGTGGAGGTGATGCACAATGGATTGAGAGTACTTTCCTTAACTCTGCTTCTACTGTTATACTAAGAGATTTAGGTAGTGGTACTGCATCACTACAATTTGGACGAGTACGTTTTACAGGTGATCTAGAAATACTTAATCAAAGTGGTAATGGTGCTGTAACTCTTACGGACTTTCATGTAGACGGACAAACAACTCTTACCAGTGTTGATAGTGATCTAACGTTTGATGGAGAATTTGTATCTGTACAAGATATTGACTGGAGCGGTGCTGTTGCACTACCTACATATGACTTACATGGTACTCAACTGGAGCCAGATAGTCTTACTGAAGCTCAAAGTGGTGGACTTGTAGGACCCCCTACTACCGAGATTGTAGAACAGTTTGAGTTACTACGAGATAGTTCTGCAAATAGAGATAGTGGAGTAACTTTTGCTAAAGTTAGCTACTCATTCGTTAATGTTGGAGGCTCACTGTACGTAGATGCGGAAACTGACGGAGGTGGTGATATTACTGTGCTTCTAAATGGAACACGTTATGTACTTGACGCTACTACTGGTTCAGGTGCGGGAGGCAAACTTAGATCTGCTAATGGTATTACATTTACTGGTGCTTCTACAACTGCTAAAACAGTCTATATCTACTTTGAGGAAACGTCTTATGGTAATGCCCAATTAACCCTATCGGAAACAAGCCCATCCGTTGGTGGTGTAGCAGAATTTGCATGGGGTGGTGTTACGATAATTAGAGATGCAACTACATTTGGTTCAATTGGTGTTGATCTATTCCAGAGGTATAATGACGGTCTGTTTCATGGAGGTCGTGGTATGCTTAGCTATGAGCGGGAAAAGATTCGACAGCTTGGTGGTACGTGGAAAAGCGGTGCAGCAATCAATCTAAATATTGATGCTACATCAACGCCAGATGATGTTGAAGTGGGAGTAGATGCGGGTACGATGTACCAGTTGCACTTACAATCATTCAGTGCGATAACTAGTCCTGCTACAATGTTCTGCTTAAATCATCCTACAACACCATACTTATCTATTAATGGTCTTGAGGATATTACAGTAGATGCAACAGGTGCTTCACTTCTTACAAATGGTGCCAGATTCCGATTTACGTTGGTGCTGTTTGTAAATAGTCAATCAGTTGGTACACGTATTGGAGTTCTCTTACCGTTGAATAAGTATAATAACAACAGTGACGCATATCTTGATATAGCTGGATATGATATAACCGCATTGCCTAGTGAAGTTGCTGCCGCAAAAGGATGTGCTATTCTACTCGGTACTGTTGTCTTACGATATAGTACTGCTGCTGGTGGTGAATACTTTAACGTGGTTGATGAAGAAACTGGATCTGTTGATGGCTATATTGATAGACGAGGAGAAGCACTTGGAGCAACTGGATCAGGTGGTGGAGTAGCACAGTCACAAACGCAATTTAGTACAGCTAACTTCCTGTTATTTGATAGTAGTGATTCAAGTAAAGAACTTGATTTCGATCTAAGTGCTATCACCACTCTTACTACTCGTACTATTACTGTACCCGATGAAGACGTAAATCTTACACGAACAGTAGAAGGTATTCTTGAATACGATGATGGTCTTACAACTGACGATATTCAAGCTGTCTCATTAACAACCGCATCGGTTGCACTACGTGATGATGGAGCAGGTAACGGTGTTGCTCGTATTACTGCAGCTGATCTAATTGTTTCCGTAAAGAACGGTACTGCACCATATACTTACTTCTTACGAAGAAATGGAGGAGCATTTGGGGCTGGTAATGCTGATCCTAGAAGTGAGTTTATTGCATTTACTTCGGCAGATGTTGGTACTGTTACTCTGGACTTTGAAGTTACAGATAATGGTGCTTTAAGTAGTGGTATTCATATTGGTACTATTACTATAACTGTTACAAATCCTGATAGTTTAACATAATAGAATCATGTTACTACGATTAACATTAAAAGATGCAGATGATAAGGAGTTTCGTCCTACGATGCACATAGGGCAAGCTCGACGTTATCTTAAAGACCTTCCTGAAGGTCTAACCCTAGTGGTGATACAAGAGTACACTACTGGTCGAATTATACCGATTGAGAAACTTAAACTTGATGACTAATGAGTGTTAATAATAAAGGTTTTAGAACTAACGAGAAGTTTCGTTATCTTGATAGGCTCGTAAAGAAGAATCTAACTGACGTTGCTACACTTGAAGAGGCTATAGCCGCTCTTCCCTCTACGGAAGATGAGCTTGGTCTTATTACAGATTCTGGAGCGACAGTCGTAGCATATGGGGTGACCTATAATAATGAACCCGAAACATATGGCTATCAGCTTAGTGGTGATGATTGTGCTGCATTATTTGCAAATGATAACTTTGAAATTACTGATAGTGCCGATTGGACACTAATTACTGCTGCACAAGCTGCTGCTTTAACTGCGGCATCACTAGGTTCTCTCAACGCTGATTACTATTATTTTGGGGCCGCATGGCAGACACCAGGTAGTGTGGTTGTTGTTCGTGATGGTGCTACGAGTAACATTATTGCAGGTAACTTTAATGATGGAACAAACTGGACAGCTGATGCTTTTGGAACAGGATCGTGGGAACCAGGTGTAGATGCAGTACCCGGTGGTTTAGGTGATGTAACGAATCTTGTCATTCTTAAATATACAGGTGCTGGAGATCCTGGAGCTAGCGTTACTTTGAATAGTGTAAGCCATCCTGTAGTAAGTGAGGTATCAGGTTACTTTGTATTCTTACGAGCACAGCCTACTATACGAACAGGTGGACGTAAACGTCTTGTTGAAGATAGCAGTAGTGATCCAACTACTTATGCTTGGGAACTAATTCCAGACGCCCCCTCACAAGTTTTTCAATCTAATGATGTGGTTGAGTTATGGGTTGATCTTGATGAAGGTAACGATACTACAGGTGATGGAGATCGTCTTACTCCTTACGCAACCCTTGGAGGTGCTATGACTGATAGACTTGGTGCAACTGATACAAACCAATATCTATTACGGGTGCGTGGAACTGGAACAGACTCTAGTTATGTAAGTACTGGATTTACTATCAATGCTTCATCTACAGCAAAAGTTACCATTCTTGGTGAAGGTGGTAGTAATCTTGGATATGGGCCTGTCGTAGCTTTAACGAGCAATATTCAAACATCCCAATCACACTTTGTTATTAAGAACATGACATTAACTAATGGTGGGGGCACAGTACGAGCTTTAGGAATTGGTGGATTAACTGTTATAAACTCATCTCTTGCTACTCTCTTCGTGGCTGATTCAAATGTTAGTCTTTATCGAAGTAGGGTTCTTGCGATTACGGGAGGGGCAGGTGCACAAATGATTGTTACCTCTTATGATACAGTACTTCGAGATATTACTCTTGCTAGTAATGCGATTGGTACTATTCTTAATGCCTACGGTGGGCGTATGGAACCTGGTGCTGTAATTACTAATCCGGCAACATCTAATGTTCCGGCACAGTTTAATTTATACGCGGGCTTTATCGCTGCTGATATTGATATTGATAATGACTTACCAGCGGGTGATCCCCAAGGTGGATTTGTTCTGGCGATAAATCCTGGTAGTTTATTTGACTATACGAGTATTGGTACTGAAGCTCCTAATCCTACAGTTGATAATAAATCTATTGCAACGGTAGCTTAAAAGGAATTACTCTTAATGTTTAACTAATAATAAATATGGATTCACTCGATTTGAAGAAGTTAGATGGTAATCTAACGATCAAAGGTAGACGAGCTGGTCTTCCATCCGCCCAGTACATAAATCGGATGTTGGATAAAGTGAACGAGTTGGTTAGCGGTAACAACTCTGTTCTCGGAAGCATTGCCGCTCTTGAGCTAGCTGATACTGCTCTTGATCTTGCTAAGATGGACAAGATTGAAGGTACGCCTGGTACTCCTGACGTTGATAATTGGGTTTCACCTAATGACAATCCAGCACTTGATCAGACTGGTTTGTTAGTACTTGGTGAAAATTCTACATCACTTGCAGAAGTAGCTGCTACTACATTTACAGCTATTGAAGAACCATATCCACTTAGTGTTATAACTACTGCGGATATGACGGCGCTTTGGGCAGGATCACTTGATGGTAATGATCCTCTTGCATGGCATGCTGCATTGTTCTTGTGGTTTACAATCTCTGACTTATCTTACTGGTGGGATAGAGTTGGTGGTGATTGGACTTCTTCTAATCTCAAGATCCGATTCTATACTGACAATGGTGATGGTAGTTTCAAAGAGTGGGAAGCCAGTAATGATGGTGAACCTACTCTTCAAGCACTTGAAGGAGATTATACACCCGTAGCTGGTGATGGTATCTATATGCGTTTAATGTGTGCAGCTGTTGATGAAACAGGAGCTGGTATTAGTGGTAATCCTGCACTCGGTACTTTAAATTATAACGAAGGTGCAGTTACTGGAGCAGGATTAGGTATTGCAATTGGAGGTGGTGATAGTAGACTAACAACTTTCATCACGATCGCAATCCCCGGTCAAACTGCTGGTGTTGATTCTGAGGAGTACGTGAAGATTACTACTGACAGTGATGGTGATGAAACGTACACAGCAGTATCTTCTATACCAGCTAGTGTTAGTTCTGTAGATGATAGTAATTTTACTAATCTGTCCGCTACAAATGCTCAGTTGTTATTTGAGGAGATTGATCCTCTACTTGCAGGTGGTGCATCAGGTGAAATACCAAGTTCCGGTGATTGGCCTAATATCTACTACGTGGATGGTGCTGCATCAGCTGGGGGAGATGGCACTGCCGAATCACCGTTTGATACACTTCTTGCTGCACTAACAGCAGCTGATGGTAATAGCTCTGGTACTAAGATAATTCTTTTATCAGATGCTAAAGACATACTAACTCCTATTGATATTCCTACAGTATTTGGTACAAATCATAACTTTAGGATAATGATAGAAGGTATTAATGGTAAGTTTAGTAGTGGTGATCGACATAGGTATCCTACAATACCACAATTTACTTTTAATAGTGATTGTGTGCTATTTGAAGTATATCTCAAGAACGTTAGACTTGAAGCTCCTGTTATGCCTAGTGATAACGGTCGCAGATTTACTTCGATGACGATGAGGGATGTACAGCTAATAGATGGTGGTAGTAACTATCAACTTAATGCTGAATCTCTTGATATCAACGGGCTTGTTGTAGAGGATTCTGGAAGTGGTAGTACATTTCATTTTAGACCTATTCTTAATGGTGCTACATACAATATTCATAACTTCTATAGTCCGCTTGAGTTTCAATTTGGCGTTACTGGTTCCACCGGACCGGATGTGATGGTACTCAATAATGTAGTTGTACTAAGTACGTTTGGTATAAGTACCAATAATGGTAATATCTACATGATAGATTCTACCGGTGTTCTTGTAATTGCTGTAGCAGGAACGGGGCTTTTCTACTCTAAGGGTAGTGATGCATGGCAAGCTGATCTTAGCGCGAGTGGTGGGATTTTTATGCTTGGAGAGCCACTAGTTAAATTTCAAGTATATCCTAGTGCCCCCACTGATGAAACTGAAGCTGGACCTAGCTTCGGACACGGTCTTGGTACGCAACTATATGTTACCACAGGTAGCTTACTCTATACTTGTTACGCTACTACAGGACTGTCGTCTGATTGGGCATATGGAGTAGCACTTAATGAAGTAAACCTAGGTGAACCAGCTTAATTGAAATTAATTTTGTAACATTCTAAATATATTATAACGATGTCTATTACTAAAGTAACTCGCAAATATATCGACGTCCCTGGAATTAAGGGTGAAGATATTGCTAACATTAGTGCTCGTGATATGAACACCATCGTAGAAAGTCTCAATACTCTTATTGATGAGATTGAGTCTGGTGGTGAATCGGCACTATATGATAATGTTGTTTATGTTGATGCTTCCGCAGCAGATGCTACTGGAGATGGAAGTGCTACTGCACCTTTCAAAACCTATGCTCAGCTAGTGGTGGCCATGAACGCTGCACCAACAGAAGATTGGTGGATTAACGTAAGTGGTGATCCAGGAGATGATTTTGCTCTTACGGGAACATTCACTGGTACAGTTGTATTTAAAGGCGATGGTAAGTATCTTAGTACGCTTACTAATATGACTATTGAAGGTACTCTTTCTAGCTTGTTCATAATGGACATGCG